CGTTGACCGACAGCTGGAACTGGTTACCGGTGGTCGATCGAATCGTGATCGCCCCAAGCTCACTCAGCGAGACCGTGCCGCTCGTGTAGGTCGTCTGGGAGTTGGCGATGCCGGAGATCGCGGTCTGCGTCTCGACGGCGTTCGCGGCGCTGATCGTGATCGTCCCCGAAGCGCCGTTGAGCGACTGGCTCAGCGTGACGTTGTTCCCGCCCGCGAAGAGGAAGCGCACCTGACCACCGGACGCGATGCCGGTCGTGCCGCTCGTGTTCCCGATGTTCGACATCCCGATGCTCTGGGACTCGACGGTCTGCGCATTGACGCTGAGCTGGTACTGGTTGCCCGTCGTCGACCTGATGGTGATCGCGCCCAGCTCGCTCAGGCTGACCGTCCCTGACGTGTACGTGGTCTGCGAGTTGGCCAGGCCCCCGATGAACGTCTGGGTCTCCGGCTGCACCGACTGCGAGGCGCTGATCCGCAGCGAGCCACCCGAGTAACCGACGGAGACGATCCCGTCGCCACGGAGCGAGATCGTTCGCGCGTCGAAGGTCGTCGAGGAGGACTGGCCCGTCGTGTTCCCCAGGGCGTACCAGCCCTCGCTCTGGTTCGTCTGCGCGTTGACCGAGAGCTGGAACTGGTTGCCGGTCGTGGAGCGAATGGTGATGGCTCCCAGCTCGCTCAGGGACACCGTTCCGGACGTGTACGTCGTCTGGCTATTCGCGAGGCCGCTGATCGCCGTCTGCGTCTCTGGCTGCACGCTCTGGCTGGCGCTGATGCGAACCGAGCCGTTCGAGTAGCCCAGGCTGACGATGCCGTCCCCGCGAAGCGAGATCGTTCGTGCGTCGAGGGTCGTGGACGAGCTTTGGCCCGTCGTGTTGCCGAGCGCGTACCAGCCTTCACTCTGGTTCGTCTGGCTGGCAGCGGAGATGGTGATCGTGCCCGACGCGCCGTTGAGCGACTGCGAGAGGGTGACGTTGTTGCCGCCCGCGAGCAGGAAGCGCACCTGCGCGCCCGAGGCGATCCCGGTCGTCCCCGAGGTGTTGCCGATGTTCGACATGCCGAACGACTGGGACTCGGCCGTCTGTGCAGCCACGGAGAGCTGGAACTGATTCCCCGTCGTCGAGCGGATGGTGATAGCCCCCAGCTCCGAGAGGCTGACGGTGCCAGAGGTGTACGTCGTCTGGCTGTTCGCGATGCCCGAGATGGCGGTCTGCGTCTCGGGCTGCACCGACTGGCTGGCGGAGATCCGCAGCGAGCCGTTCGAGTAGCCGAGCGAGACGATGCCGTCGCCCCGGAAGGAGATCGTGCGCGCATCCCGTGTCGTCGAGGAGGACTCGCCGACGGTGTTCCCGAGCGCGTAGAGGCCCAGGGTCTGATCCGTCTGCGCCACGGGTGCTGCGACGCTGAGATCCACCCGCTGGCCGGTGTTCGAGCTGACGGTGATGCCACCGCCGACCCCGGTGAAGCGCACGTTGCCGGACGTGTAGAGCGTGTCCGAGGCGCTGATCCCGGCGATGAAGGTCTGGGTCTCCGGCTGGACACTCTGAGAGGCGCTGATCCGGATCGACCCGTTGGAATACCCCAGCGAGACGATTCCGTCGCCACGGAGGCTCACGGTGCGCGCGTCGAAGGTGCTGGAGCTGCTCTGCCCGGTCGTGTTGCCGAGCGCGTACATCCCGAGCGTCTGGTTCGACTGGGAGTTGACGCTCAGCTGGAACTGATTGCCGGTGGTGGAGCGAATCGTGATCGCTCCCAGCTCCGAGAGCGAGACCGTCCCCGACGTGTAGGTGGTCTCCGAGTTGGCGAGACCGCCGATGAACGTCTGCGTCTCGGGCTGGACGCTCTGCGGGTTGACACTGAGCTGGAACTGGTTCCCGGTGGTGCTCCGGATCGTGATCGCGCCAAGCTCGCTGAGGCTGACGGTGCCGGACGTGTAGGTGGTCTGGCTGTTGGCGATCCCGGAGATGCCGGTCTGCGCGCCGCCGACGTTCGGGCCGGAGATCGTGACGGCGTTCCCGTTCTGGGAGACCGTGATGTTGTTGCCGCCTGCGAGGGTCAGCGTCCCCGACGAGACCAGCGCCTGCGCCCCGGAGGTGTTGCCCGACAGCGTGACGGCCACCATGTTCTGCGTCTGGACGCTCTGGGAGGCCCCGATGATGGAGATGGTCGAGCCGTTGGTGCTGAGCGTGACGCCGTTCGCCCCCGTCAGCAGCGAGGTGGCGGGGGCGACGATGGAGATCGTCTCAGAGGCACCGTTCGTCGAGCCGGAGAGGGTGATGTTGTTGGCACCGGCCAGGACGACGCGGCCTGCGACCGTGCCGGTATTGCCAGCGGTGTTGCCGCCGGAGATGCCCGCGCTGAACTGGGTGCCGGTCTGAGCGACGGGCGCTGCGACGCTGATGTCGACGCGCTGCCCCGTGTTGGTGCTGACCGTGACCCCGCCGCCGACGCCCGTGAGCCGCACCGTGCCCGAGCTGTAGGTCGTGTCGCTAGCGGCGATGCCTCCCAGGAAGGTCTGCGTCTCCGGCTGCACGGACTGCGCCGGGACGCTGATCTGGATCCCCTGCCCGGTGGTGGAGCGCACCGTGACGTTGCCGAGCGCCAGCATCCGCACGGTGCCGCTCGTGTAGGTGGCGTCGCTCGCGGCCACTCCACCGACGAAGGTCTGCGTCTCTGGCTGGAGCGACTGCGTGGGCGCGCTGATCCGGATGGAGCCGTTGCTGAAGCCGACGCTGACCGCGCCGTCACCGCGCAGCGAGATGGAGCGCGCGTCGCGGGTGGTCGAGGAGGACTAGCCGGTCGTGTTGCCGTTCGCGAACAGCCCCAGCGTCTGATCGGTCTGCGCTGCGCCCCCGGCGCTGATGGTGATCGCGTTGCCGTTCTGCGAGAGGGTGATGTTCGCCCCGCCCGCCAGCGTCAGCGTCCCCGAGGAGACCTCCTGCAGGACGCCGAGCGTGTTCCCGGCCAGGGTCAGGTTGAAGCGGTTCTGCGTCTGCACCGACTGCGGTGTCGTCACCGCCGAGCCGGAGATGGTGATCGTCGCCCCCGCCGGGCCGGTCACCTGCGAGAGGGTGACATTCCCCTCGCCCGCGAGCACCACGCGCGTGCCCGTGACGCCCGTCTGCCCGAGGGAGTTGCCGCCGGTCGAGACGCCGAGGCTGAACGAGCCTGCGCCGCCGCCGCCGCCTGCGACGCTGCCCATGAACAGCTTCGAGGCCGAGGTCTCCCAGATCGGGACGTCGCCCTGCTGCGGCGGACTGGCGTCCGTCCGCACGAAGGAGACGTCGTGGAGCTTCGAGAAGAGCGAGATGACGCCTGCGGCTGGCATCAGCTCACCCCGGTGCCGGGGGACGGCGGGCTATGAGAGTGCCTGTGCACCCGCCGTCCCTCCCGGTAGTTGTCCTAAGTTGCCGTCGTCTGGTAGCCGCACTCTGCGGTCGGCTGCGCGGCCTGGTCGTACCAGAAGCCGCCCGGCGCAGCTGCAGGGATCGGCTCCGGCATGTCGCCGTACGGCCCGTCGCCCCAGCTCTCGTTGGTGCGCGAGAAGCCGTTGACGACCGGCTGCGAGAAGTCGTTGCCGAGCTGCAGGTTCCCCATCTGCCAGAAGGTGCGCGGGAAGAGGAAGTGGATGTACGGCCAGTCGGCGTCCGGCGCGTCGTTGACCCACGCGTCGGCCCAGAACTCGACCGCGACAGCCGTCGGCTCGAACTCGCAGCCGACCTGCGACGGGTACCAGACGCCGATCGGCACCGGAGACGTCGAGGCGTCTTCGATCACCGTCGCGCCGATCAGCATCTCCAGGAGCGCAGGCTCCAGAGCGCCGGAGTTGATCACGAAGTCGAACCGCTTGAGGCGATCCGGGTCCTTGCGCGTTGCGACGATGCAGCCGCAGCCGCCGATGAGGTCGGTCTCCTGACCTGCGACGACGTTCGGGTTCATCTGCACCGTGATGAGATCGTCGGACACGTAGCTGTTGTCCGGCCCTGCTGCGACCGTCCCGTCCGCGTTCAGCCGCGTCACCCGGAAGCGGCAGACGTGGAGGGGGATTGCGCAGATCTCTGGGTTCTGCATGTCTCTCCTCTCCTTACGTCCTGTCCACGAGCACGGCCGCTTGAAGCTCCGTGTCCCAATCGACGAGGTAGTAACGCTCCGCCCTGTACGTCACGACGTTGTGCTGGCGGTCGAGTGCCTCGGCCAGAGAGCCGGGCACCATCTCTACGTTGGAGCGCCGGATCTGCACCGGGCCAGTAGCCCAGGCCCAGCTGCTGGTCGCAGCCGGAGCGCCCTGCCCATCCGGTCGCGCCCCCACGTAGCCGTAGCCGACGACGATCGGGGTGCCGGTGGCGACGGCGCGCATGTACGCGCCCTCCTTCTCAATCAGGTACTGGCTCGCCCAGGCCGTTGCCGTCGCCGGGTCGGCGTGGATCATCCCCATCTTCCCGGTCTCGGCGATCTCGTTCTCCAGGCGAGCGAGCGCCTCCATCGCCTTGAGCGTCCCCAGGGACTGGTAGTTCGGCAGCGAGACGTCGGCCAGGTACGGGCTGCCTGTGGCCCCGACTGCGGCCCCCTCGGCGAACTCGCGCTCGACCAGCGCCGCCTCCAGCCCGTTGAGGCCGATGACCGCACGGTTGCGGAAGTCCTCGTCGTTGCCGATCCCGCGAGCGGTGCACGTCTCCGCGATGTAGACGGTGAACGCGTTGAACTCGGGCAGCAGGTTCGAGCCGCCTTCGATCTTCTCGCGCTCCGTCCCGGTCGCGCAGCCAGCCTGCACGCCGCCGTCGTTGTAGTCGGGATCATCGGAAAGCGTCGGGTACGGGTAGACCGCCCCGCCCGCCATCCAGTGGTAGTCGAGGTCTTCGTAGATCGTTGCGTTGACGAGCAGGCTGTAGCGGGGAGGAACAGGGATCGGGCCGTCGAGGACCCTTGCTGGTCCCACCGTGACCGTCGACATCCCGTTCCTCCCCTCTCAGCCTCAGCGACTCAGCAGGTGATTGCCGTCGCCGTCGGACCCGTCTCACCCGTCGGGCAGACCGTGGATTCGATCTCCAGGGACTCCGGCCCGACGAACGCGACCTGCTCGAACGACTCGCCGAAGATCCGGTAGTCGTTCGTGTTGTTGAGCGTGGAGTCGCGGACGATCCCCAGCTCCAGCGTGCCCCCGTCGAGGAAGAGGAAAGACCCCTCGGGGAAGATGTACCAGACCACCGTGTCGGGGAAGTCGAGCACCGCTCCGGTGCCCTGAGCGCCGAAGATCTGGCCCTCACCCGTCGGCGAGTCGAGGTAGAAGCTGATCGACACGCGCGCGAGCGACTCCAGGAGCTGCTCGACGCCTGCGATCGAATACTCGAAGCGGATGAACTGGCTGTTGACCAGGTCCGCCACGAGCAGGTCGGCCGTCCAGGCGGGCATGATGACCCGCAGCCGGGCGTTCGGATCCATGCGGTGCCGGGAGCGCATCCCGGCCGCTGCGCGCAGGATCGTGTAGAGCAGCGAGGACGTCGCGCCGTAGACCTTCGTCGACGTGACGGCCGTCGAGTAGCTCGCGATCCCGTCGAGCAGAGCGGTCTCCGCCACGCGCGCGTGCGCGGCCATGACCAGCTCGTTGAACTGCGCGACCTGCTCCGGCCAGGCTCGGGAGTTGAGGTTCCCGAACTGGACGCAGTGGTAGATCATGGAGAGCAGTGCCTCTTCGAAGTCGGGGCACGCCACGATCTGGCAGCTCTTCTCGGCCGTGGTGCCACCGGCCGCGTCCTGCGCGGCGGTGCGGATCCCGACCGCTCCGTTGGAGCCGGACGTCTCGACGTCCGTCAGCACGGGCACCTGCGCGAAGCGGAGACCGCCGCGCGAGGCGATGAACCCTGCGAGCGCGTCCCGCACCGGGCGGGCCGTGGTCGAGATGTTCATCAGGTCGTAGTACGGGGTGACCGGGGCGCAGAGACCGCCGGAGGCGACCAGTGCGTCCCTGGAGACGACGGCGTCGATCTTCTCCTGGTCGTTCGGCTCGCCACGGAGGACGCGCTCCTCCGGGAACAGCTCGCCGTACTTGACCGAAGCGACGAGCGCCTTCTCTTCGACGCCCTGCCTGGTGCCGACGCCCTGCTCGCGCTTCTTGATGATGGCCTTCGCCAGCTCCATCCGGTCGAGGTGCACGCCCTCGCCGAAGCCGGGGACCCCGGCCGAGGCGACGATCGCTGCACCACTCGGCTCCGCCGGGAGCGGCTGCTGCTCGGCGGTGGGCACCGGCAGCGGCGGCTTCTTCTCCGCCTTGCGCTTCGCGGGAAGCTCACCGGCTGCGAGCACCGGCTCCGCCTCTTCGACGATCTCGACCTCGGCCTCTGCGACCGGCTCGTCGGCCTCGGCCTCTGCCTCGGCGCTGACCGGCACGCTCTCGTCGTCGGGCGTGTCGCCCTCGGGCGTGTCACCCTCCGGGGTGTCGCCTTCCGGCGCGTCCCCTTCGACGTTGATCCCCGCGCCCTTGGCCAGCTCTTCGAGCGCAGCCTCGAACTCGGTGTCGGCCTGACCGAGCACTTCGAGCCGCTCGGTGATCGTGTCGATGTCGGCCTTGACGTTCTTGAACACTTCGAGCGCCTCGGCGCGGCTCATGTCTCCGAGCAGCTCCGGGTCTCGGTCGAAGATGCGCTTGCCGATCCCGCGCAGCTCCGTCAGGTGCTCCTGGAGCTTCTCGGCGTCGAGCGCCTCGAAGTTCTCCGGAAGATCGGGATAAAGCCTGTCTTCTGCCATGCCTGACCTTTCCTCTGAACGAGTGCGGTGCACTGCTACTCGCCCGAGGCGCTAAGGCCAGGGCTGACGACCAGCGGCTAGGCGGCTGCTCGTTGGCGCGAGGATAACGGGGGGAGCGGCGGTCGCTCGTTTGCAGATCCCCCGGAACGGGGTAACCTCCGCCGCCCAAGCGAACAGGAGGCAGGCATGACCGTGCAGGTGAACGTGGAGCGCAAGGCCGTAGAGGTCACGTGGGACGCCGACGCAGCTGACGTCGACACCGTCACTCTCTACGCGCAGGGGGCCGACAACGACTGGCACAACACCGTCGAGATGCCGAACGACGGCAGGGCGGCGCTCAGCTACCCGGCTGGCTTCACCGGCAGCTCGAAGGTCGAGGTGCGCGACGGCGACGGCAACGTGGTCGACGAGGGCGAGATCGAAGTCGGCTAGCGCGTAACGCGCTATACTCGCGCAGCACGCTCAGAGCAAGGGAGCGCCGTTAGCCTCAGAGCTTACGCCTTTGTAGAGGCAGGCAGGTCTTCTGAGCGGCCTTCCGGTGCGGACGTGGCGTACCCGGCGGCGCTCCCCGCGAACCCAGGTTCGCCCCCTAGAACGCCAAACGCCCGCTCGGAGCGGGCGTTTGACCGTGAACGCTCAACCAACTACGGGCTAGAGCTTACTCCCCCCTAGCGGTCAGTGCCAGGGCGGACCCGTCGGGGCCAGCCGATCGGCATCGACTCCTCCAGCGTCGGGCCGTCGCTCGACTCAGACTCCTCCTCGGCGACAGCCGTCTGCAGCCCGTCGAGCACGCCTCGCAGGTACGAGAGGCACTCACGCTCGGAGCCTACGACGACCATCAGCCCGCCGTCGTTCGCTCCCTCGGTGTAGCGGTACACGCGGGCGCTCCCCGACTCGGTGTCTCGCGAGACGTAGGCGTAGCGGACGCCGTGGAGGAGCGAATTCACCCCCTCGGCGGCTGACGTGACGAGTGTGTCCTTGACGTTCATGGCGGGCCTCCCTACGTCTTGTAGACGTTCTGCACGCGCTCGTCGAGGCGCATCCACGTACGTGCCTCGACACGCGCCTTCTCGGCGGTCGTCGCCTGGACGCGCACGGTGCGCACGCCACCCCACTTGCCAGCGAGGGCCACGACCCAGGTTGTCTTCGTCGCCATCTAGCTCACCTCCACCTTGACAGCCGTAACGGTCGAGAGGGTCTCCGCAACGCGCTTCGCCCCGCGCAGCCTCGAATGGAAGGTCTCGTCGCCGGTCGTCGTGTCGTGCAGCAGGTAGCCGACAGTCGTGAACCGCTCACTGCCGTCCGCGCGGAAGCCCGCCGACGTTGCCGCCAGCCGCTCGACGCGGAAGCGCCCGCCACTCGACACGTAGCCGGTGCCTGTGCGATGCCATCGCAGCATGCGTACCACCTCCACCTTCAGTATAGCGCATTCAGCGCACAGCCGGGGGGCCGGGGTTCGAACCCGGTGGCGCTACCCGGCCGCAACCGGACGCCCGCCTGCTCTTGTTCGGCACACCGCGCCTCAACCAGAGTGGAATCCGGGTTCTCGCGCTGGATCGCTCACCCGGTGCCCAGTGGCCGCTGCTCCCCCCAGCTCTACGCTGGAGCCGATCCTGACGAGAGGGGGATCGTGGCCTGGGCGCGCTGGCTCGACCGTACGTTGCCACTTCGCCTCCCAGGGACTGACCACGCCCCTCTCGCCCGCCGTGCCTCGGAGGCGGGGAAGGGCCACCCGGCTTTGTTGCGGGAGCGACCCGCGCAACCGTCGCCCTACCACCTCCATACGTAGTATAGCACAATACGAGAGAGGCCGGGCGCTAACCCGGCCTCTCCCAGGTGAAGGTGGCCACCCTCACCCGCCGTCGCCTTCCAGGTGCGCACCCTTCTGGCTCAGACTCGGCGGGGCACTTGGCGCTGAGTGTCGCGCGGTGTGCGCGGGGCGTATCCTTCCGGCTTTCGCTGCCGTGGCTTGCCCGTCCAGCCGTTGCCCTAGGACCTGGCTGACGTCGCGCCACCGTTCGTGCTCGGTGTCGTTACCCCCGGAGGGACCCGGATGGACTGCGTTTCCGATGGCCCCGCCTGGTGGCCGGGAGCGGGTCTCCCCTCTCCCAACCAACTAGAGTATAGCGCATTCTTTGGAGGGTGTCAAGTGAGCCAGTCGTGTAGTGGCGGCGGGATTCTTCCTTGACATGGGATAACCCGTCACCTTCGGCCCGGCCCACTAATGAGCCACCGCTAAGAGATTAGCGCATTTCGCGAGTGGTGCCGAGCTTCCTTATCGCCGCCGCCGACGCAGCCATCGCATCACCCGTCGCCGCCAGCGCCGCCGTCGCCGCCTTGATCCGAATCTCCCACATCGGCGGTCGACCGAGCGCCTGCCAGTACAGATGCTGGCGATTCAGCTCTCGCGGTAGCTCGCCCTTCATGCCCAGCTCACCTTACTCGCGTCGCCCTCGAACAGCGCCAGCGTGGTGCGGCCCGTGCTCCGCTTGCCGCCGCTTCGCTCCCCCACTGTCTGCACGTCGTCGGGGTGGTCGACGATGCAGGGCACCGAGCACCAGACCTCGACCTCGCAGCGGGTGGTGAAGTAGTAGAGCCGCCCGTCGTCGGAGTTGTAGCTCTCACGCAGGCCCTTCTGCCCGGCGTCCCAGTCGAGCGCCATCCTTGCCAGCTCCGGCGTCCAGCCGAGCGCCATCGCCGGGACCCAGTTGCGCGGGTGGTACTGCACGAGCCGCTCCCCAGCATCGAACGCCCGCCAGAACGCTCCCCGCGCAACCGAGTGGAGCGTCCCCTGCACGCAGAAGGCTAACAGCGCCTCCGGCCTCGCTAGGCGCAGCTGGTCGGCTGCAGCGTGGAAGCCCTCGACGAACAGGCAGTCGTCCTGCACGATCGCCGACGGCCCCTCCAGCTCTGCCGCCACGCGCAGGCAGGCGCGGTAGGTGCGCCAGGTGCTACGCGGGGCGTCCGGCTCGGGGTCGCTGACGACGATCGGCTGCAGGGCGGCGGAGCGCTCCAGCAGCTCCACCCGCGACGGGTGGTGCTGGATGATCAGCTGCGTCACTAGATGCCGGGGGAGCGCTTCTGTGTCTCGCCCAGCTCGCTGGTGCGCTTGCGGTAGTACTCGCGCAGCTTGCGCCCCAGCTCGGCGTCGCTCTCGGTGCCGTAGGTCATGTCTTCGATGTCGCCCATCGCCGTGCCCGGATCCCAGGCGCGCTCCAGCGGCTTGTCGCGGCCCTTCAGCGTCTCCGCCAGCTTCGGCCGCTCCAGCTTGACGTCCTTCTTCGGCGAGCTGGCCTCGTAGGCGATCGCCGCGATCTCCTTGTCGTCGGCCCCGGCCGCGCGCGCAGCGGCAGCAGCGGCCTTCACGCGCTCCTGCGCCGCCTTGTCGTCGGGCTTCGTCGCCAGCTGCTTGACCGCATCGGCCAGCTCCTCCCGTTCCTTCGGCGGTGTCGACAGCTCACTGGGCGTCGAGCCGCCGCCGCCCTTGGGCCGGAACTCCCCCCCGGCCTCGGATCCCTTCGGATGGCGAGGATGCTTCTCCTCGACGAACGCAGCGGCGACCAGCGCATGCGCGCGCATCTCTTCGATCCCGGCAGCGACCAGGGCTGCTGTGATCCTGCGGATGACCGCTGCCCGCTCGCCCTTGTTCTTCGCCCGGATCGTGCGCATCCGCTCGCGCTCCTGCTTCGACGCCCCGGCCGGGAGCTGCCTGCCGTACATGAACTGGTCGAAGCCCTTGCTGCCGACGGGGTAGTTCTCGGGCTTCTTGCCGGAGAGGTAGTGGACGAGCACGGCCTCCTGGTCGAGATCGCGCTTGAGCTGGATGACGCCGTCGCCGCCGTACAGAGATCCGCGAGAGGAGGGGACCGCGTAGCCCTGGTCGACGAGCCACTGCCGGGGGATCTCCTGCGTGGTGACGCCGCCAGCGACCTTCAGCCGGGTGGTGCCCTCGACCTTCCTCGTCTTCGCCGCCTTCAGCGAATCCAGGTTCGCCTGGCGCTGCTCCGGGGTGAGCTGGGCGGTGTAGACGGGCTTGCCGCGCACCGTCTGCCGCCGGACGCCGCCTGCCTTCGGAGCGAACTCGCCGCCCTTCGGGCTGCCCTTCGCCTCGCGTGGGTGGAGGCCCTCCCGCCAGGCCGACGCCTGCTCAGCGCGGGCAGCAGGAAGGTCAGCTCCGAGCACGGCGATACCGCGCTTCGCGCGCCTGCACCGACTCGGTGATCCGCGCCTTGCGAGCCGGATCGTTCGCCTTCGCATGCACCAGTAGCGCCTGTGCCGCCTCCTCGCGCGAGCGGAAGCTGCCGATCGACTTGAGCGTGTTGCCCATCCCGCGCTTGCGCCCCCGCACGACAGCGAGGTACTCGCCACCGGGCTTCGCCTGCACCAGGCCGAGGTTCTCGCCGTCGTGCTTGACGTTCGAGGTGACGGTGCCGTCCTGCGCGGTGAAGTCTCCGTCGAAGGTGAAGCCGCTACTCCCGGAGTGCGTCCGCCGGTAGCCCGCCAGCCACATCCCGGCCTTCTCCTCACCAAGCTCCGCGTAGATGTCGCCGACCTTCGTCGGGACACCCCCGTAGTCGACCACCTCGTTGAGGTAGTCGCTGGCCGTGGTGCGGGGCGGTGCGTCGCTCGGGGACATCGCCGACACGGGTGGGTTGGGGCGACGGCCCTCCTGCTGGTCGAGCCGGAGGCCCGCCTCGGTGCGAGACATCAGCTTGCCGCCCGGCCCCTTGATCAGCTTGCCGCCCATCGTGCGCCGGTTCTCGACTGCAGCGCCTGCCTCGTCCGGCCGGGGGGCGAGCTTCGAGGTGCCCTTGGGCGCGAACTGCCCGCCCTTCTCGGTGCCCTTCGGATGGCGGGGATGCAGCCCCTCGGTGAAGGTGCCGCTCCGCCAGTTGTGGTGCGCCCCGGCTGCGATCAGCTCGCGCTCGGAGAACTCCTCGGAGAACGCCTCCTGCCAGTCCCCCAGCTCGGCGGAGGCGGTGATGTTCCAGCTCGCCGGTAGGTCGCCGACTGCCTTCAGCGCCCTGGCGCGCTTGATGATCCAGCTCTTCGCTGCGTCAGGGTCGGAGGCGCGGCCGACGGCCTGGATCGCGTTTCGCAGGTCGCCCCTGTTTCGGATCGGGAAGGAGCCGTCGCTCATCGCGTGGCCCTTCTTCGCCAGGCGCTCGCGCATCCCCTGGGTGAACGAGGCAGCAAGGAGCTGCTCGCCGGGGAACTCCTCGACGGCCTCGCACTCCTCACAGCCCTCGTCGGCCAACAGCTGCTCCTCGGCGACGTCCAGCAGCCCGGAGAGCATCGACGCGGTGACCTTCTCCTCCTCGTCTTCCTCGTCGTCTTCGTCCTCCTCCTCGTCGACGACGTCCTCGACGACCTCGGCCTCTTCTTCCTCTTCCTCGTCCTTGGCTGCGGCGGTCAGCTCCTTCGACTTGCTCATCGCGATCGCCAGCGCCTGCTTGCGGTCGGTCACCTTGTTGCCGTTGCCGTCCTTCAGCGTCCCGGCCTTGAACTCGCGCATCACCTGCGCGATCTTGCGCGCCCGCGCGCGCCCAGGCGAGGCAGCGGTCAGCCCCTCCTGCTCGCCGAACGCGTGCGCCTCCACGAGCACGGCCTCGTCGATGAACTCCTCGGAGACCTCGCTGGTGACGATCGGCCTTCCGTCGCTGGCCGCAGTGGCGCAGAGCGCGTCCTTCACCTTCTGCTTCTTCGAGAGGAACGCGTCGGAGCGCTTCATCGTCGAGGCATAGAGCGCCTTGAACTCGGCCTCCAGCTCGTGGTCCTCCGTCTCCGGCAGGATCTGCACGTCGTCGGCGAAGATCCCGGCTGCGACCAGGGCGAGCACCTCGTCCTCCGCGCCGGAAGCTGCCATCGCCCTCGGGACGGGGAAGCCCGGCACGTTGACAGCGAGCAGGCCCAGCATCTCCAGGCCCCCTCGAATACTGCGCCAGTCACCAGAGAGGGACGCGCCACGTAGTTCGCGCGCCCTCTCCGGGGTGACCCCCGGCCTCAGTGCGCCCGTCACCCAGATGCCGTGCTTGCCGTCCCGCACCGTTACGTCAGCGACCACCGCTCCGGTGTTGTCGTAGTGCTCCGCCGTAGCTGCAGGCGAGGCAGTCAGGGACGCGTGCCCCGTGCCGAGGGTGATGCGCCCGGTGGGGATCAGCTCGCCGTCGTCGACCTCGGTCAGGCCCGTCTTGTAGTAGGCGTAGTCCGAGCGGCTCTTCGGTGGGGTGATGCACTTGCCGGGCTTGCCGGTGTGACAGGTGCCCCAGACGGCCGCATGCCCGAACACTTGGCCGTCGGCGGTAACCGTCCACGCGACTGGCCCTTCGTCCGGCTCATCCAGCTCGAACCACGGCCGGGGAGGGACGAGAGGTGGACCGGCTGCAGCGGTGAAGCCGTCGTGCTCCCGCTCGCGCTGCAGCTCGGCGATCTGCGCAAGCTCCATGGCGGGGAAGGTTACGCGGGGGGGCGGCGGTGCCTCAGCTTGGTGCCGATATGCGCTGCCCGCTCCAGGACGCCGACGATCGCCAGCGCGAGGATGGCCACGTTCGCCCAGGGCGGGAAGTCGAGCGCCGCACTGAGGACGAGGAGTGAGAGCACCGCCAGCAGGAGCAGGTCGCTCAGCGTTCGCCAGAGGCGCTCGCTCACTTGAGCACCGAGAAGCCCTCCAGCGAGCTGCACCAGCCGCAGACGACGTCGCTCCTGTGGTCGAGCAGCAGGTAGCCCTCGTCGGGGAAGATCGGGTGCGAGTAGGGGAAGCGGAGCTTGGGCATCGCGGTCATCAGCCTCCCCCAGTCGCCGTCCCAGGGGACCGCCCGGTAGCGAGGGGCGATCGCCTGCACTTCGATGATCTCCGGCATGGTCATCACGTGGCGGATCAGGTCGTCTGTGAACTCACCCGTCACGGGGTTCCTGCCCTTCGGCCAGGGCGGCGACGATCAGGATGTCCGCTTTGAGCACGCCAGCGTTGGCGTAGATCGGATAGCCCGTGAAGTCGTCGACCCTGCCGTTGGCCCACGCCCGCAGGCGAATGATGGCGTCGCGCTCCTGCTTCGTCATCGCCCCTCCTCGACTAGGAACGCGCACCCACAGCCCTCGTGGGGGCAGACGATGACGTCTCCCCAGCGGTGCCTCGGCGTCGGCACGAGGGTCAGCGTTGTGCCCTCTGGGACGTCGCAGGACTGCGGGCAGTCGATCTTGGCGGGGCCGACGTAGACGAGTGGTGCGCGCTCGGTCTCTGTCACAAGCTGTTTCCTTCCCCCCCGTGATTCTGGAGGCGAACCGCTTGAAAGCGTGCCTCTTCGATGTCACAAAGCGGTGGGGGGAGGCGAGGGCTTGAACCTCGCGGCCTTCCAGGTGCTCCCCCCACCTCCCTTGGCCAGGGTGCTTTGGAGTCTAGGTGGCGCACGGGATCACGCTGTCCGGCAGCTGCCCCACGCGGTGGTTCGAAGGCTGCCGACTTGCCAAAGCACGGCCACCCAGGTCGTGCTGCGAGCAGCCCCGCCTGCCTCATGGCTCCGGAGTCGCAGAGCACCGTTACGGCTTGCTTGCCCACGCCACCTCCGCTCAGAGCCTACTTGAAGCCATCGAACCTGTAGCCCTCGACGCTGTCGTCCTTGCGCCGGAACCAGGCCTTGATCCTGCTCCAGAGCGTGAGCAGGAACGGGGCAGCGACGATCGCGGCGTGGTGCGCGCCGTGCGCTGCTTGCTTGTAGTCGCTGGGAGGCATGGCCTCTCCCTTCCGGTTGGGTGCTAGCGACGGCCGTGCGGCCTCTTCTTGCCCTTCGGTCGAGGGGCGGGCTGGCGAACGATCTGCACGCGGCCCTTGTGCCGCTGCACGAGAGCGCGGAACGCGCCCTGCATCAGGATCTCTGCGTGGAAGGCAGGCTCGCGCACCATCATCATCTGCACGTCCCCCTGGAGCGCCTTCTCGCGGCAGAGGCTGAAGACGTAGGCGCTGCGCTGGCTCATCGCGTGCTCACTCACCGAGCAAGCTCTCCAGCTCATTGGCCGCTTCCAGGTGTCGGGCGATCTGGTGACGCAGACGACGTCGCTGCAGCTCGCGCTGGCGCTCCAGCTCTTCCGGCGGGGTGGGTGGATCCGGCGTCACCACGAGAGACTCCACCTGGCAGTCCGCCGACTGCATGATCGCGAAGTCGTCCTCTTCGAGCGCGAAGCCGTGACCGCTCCCCTTCGGCTCGTAGTAGGTGCCGAGCCAGCCGCGAGGCGTCTCGCGGGCGTAGATGATCGTGCCCTTGTCGAGCTTGAAGCCACCCTCGAACTTCATGTCCTTCCAGAGGATGGCGCGGTATTCGATCACGGTGCTGTCTCCCCGTCCGTGCTTGGGTCGCTGTCGATCGCCAAGATTTCGAGGTCTTCGTCGTCTAGGTCCGCGTGAAACGGTCGCGGTGCTGTCTCCCCGAGAGCGGCGCGGGCGATGGCTCGCATCGTCTCCTGATGTCTTGCTTCCAGAATCTGCCGCAGCGCCGTCTCGGCTCGCTCGGCCCGCTCGCGCAACTGCGGTTCGTCTGCGCGTAGCCGGTGGTATTCCTGCGCCGCTTCCTTCGGCCACTTGCTCCGGTCAGCTTCGCGCTTCCACTCGTCGCGTTCGCGTTCTAGTTCGGTTGCGCGTGCCTCGGCCGCTTCCCTGTACGCCGTCTGCGACACGAGGGACGTGCGGTGCTCCTCTGCCTTGGCCTCCAGTTCGGTTGCGCGTTCGGCCAGGGCGACAAGGGCGGCGAGGTCGGCCTCTGCCTCGTCGCGTCCCGCGCCCGTGATCGGGTAATAGATCGCCCTGCGTACGGTGGCGGCGTGTTCGGCGGGGGTCACCAGATCACCAGCAGTAGCTTCCCGGCGCAGATCAGCCAGGCTACGTAATACGCCAGGTGCCGCAGTGATGGCGCTGGCACTGCTTCATGCTTGCGCCTCGGCTGGTTGTCAGCGGCTTCGACCAGCGGTGGAGCCTGAGTAGGCAGAGCAGGCGTCTCATGGGGGTGCCTTTCGCTCACGGTGCAGGTGGGGGTGGAGGCGTCGTCACGGTGACGGTCACCTCGTGCGTCACGGTCACGGGCGGCAACGTGACTGTCTGAGTCTGGGTTTGCGTCTGGGTCTGAGTCTGGGTGACCGTCTCCCTTGCGGTGCGTACCTCGGTCTCCGTCTGGCTAGGAAGCGTGATCTCGCGGGTGTTGGTGATCGTCTGGCCGGGCAGCTGCACCGTGGAGCCGGGCAAGGTGGTGGTCGAGCCGGGGCGGGTGATCACGCGCTCGCGTGTCTGCGTCACCGTCTGCGTGTCCGTCATCACGACGCTGCGCGTGCGCACGGGTCCCTTGACCAGCTTCGTCTTCGTCTCCACCTGAGTGGTGGTGGGGCCGGGGATGCGGACGAGGACGTTCTTGCCGTTGCGCCTTACGGTCACGACGTGCGTCTCGGTGGGGCCGGACACTGTCTTGATCGGCAGGGTGGTGGTGATCGTCTGCGCTGGCTGGTTAGGGCGGCGGATGGTGATCACGCGCTCCGTCACCACGTAGGTGCTTGAGTCGGCAGCGACCAGCTCACCTGCGAACAGGTAGCCGCCGATCGTCAGCACGAGCGCCAGCAGCGTGATCAGGATCAGCTTCCACTGGCTCATCGCAGTGGGGCTTCCGTCGTTGAGGTGAAGCTGTCGAGCGAGGAGCACCAGCCGACGACGACGTTCTCGGCCTGGTCGATGATCAGGTAGCCGTCCGGGAACGCGCCGGAGTGATGCGGGAAGCGCAGCCTCGGCAGCGCCCTGTTGAGCTGCTCCCAGTAGCCGGGTGCGTCAGGCGTGTACTCGACGATGCGGTAGATCGGGCGGGCCTTCTCGCGGACGCGGTTGACGATCAGCTCGCCGTCGCGCCGCCAGCTCAGCTCGCTCACGCCAGGCACTCCGGATGCTTCGTCTTCACGTGTCGCTGGAGGTTCACGAACGAGCGGTTGCAGTGCGGGCAGACGCCGTGCTCGGCGCGCTTGATCCGCTTGTTCGCCTTCGTCAGCGCGCCCTTCGTCGCCCGTAGCGATGCTTCCTTCTGGTCAAGCTCGGCGCGTACCGCTGCCTCGCGGTCGAGAGCGCGCTTGAGCTTCTTCTCAGTCGTCTCGGTGTAGTGCCACTGGTGCCCTCGCGGGCAGTAGATCGACACTCGTTCGCTGTCGAGCGCCAGCCGGTTGAGACTCTCGGGGATCGCGAACGCGATTCCACAGGTGCAGTGCACGACGGTCAGTGTCTCGGTGTAGTTGAGCGCGGTCATCGACGGCTCCTTCCGTGCTTGGAGCTGTAGAGGTACTTGGTGCCGCAGCCCTCGCAGCTGTAGTGGATGCGGATCTCCTTGCCGGGTGGGACTGTGCCGTAGTCATCGACCACCTCGACGTCACCGCATCTGCGACCACGGAGGCAGACCAGGTTCCAGCGCAGCCAGCGCTTCATCCCTTCCAGCTCGCCTTCCGTTTCGATCTTGTCTGGCTCGGGCGGCTCGCTGACAGGGACCAGCTTTGTTTCACCTGGCTGCAAGCGGATCTCGGGGTCCTCTGGCCTCATGTGCGTGCGCGGGGGTTCGTTGGAGCTACCTCGACTAGCTTCCTGTACTTCTCGTAGCGGCTCCACCAGTCCTCGGCCGTCGACATGCTGCGTGGAAGGCGGTTCTTCGGGCCGTTCCAGCCCTCGCACCAGAGCCAGTACGCGTCGAGCGCCTGGAGCATCCGTCGCGTGTAGTGACGCAGGTCGTCGAGCGCCTCCTCGGCCTCGTCGGCGCGCAGGCAGGCGGCGTCGTACGGTGACAGCACGTCGTCTCTCATTCGTCATCCTTCTTCCCGAAGATCGCAGCGAAGTCGGGCATTTGGATCTGCGGCTGGAGGATCATCCGCCACCACTCCAGTAGCAGCGCCTCGACGCAGCCCTCGGGGATCGACGTCGTCTTGAGCGCCGCGTGCATGATCTCCAGCATCTCGGCCTGCTTGCGTGTCGTGTGGCGCATCTCCTGCGCCGTGTCGGCGTCAAGGCTCATGTCAGATCCGTGCTGCGGCCTTCGCAGCGATAGACGGCTGGGTGCAGCTTCAGCGGCTCCTTCAGGACGTGCTCGCGCCAGAGGTGAGCCGGGTGCGCGTAGCGGTTCTCACAGGTCTGGCTTGCGATGGATGCGTTCGGGTCATGCGCAGCCGTCGCCACTGCGGTCGCGAGCGCCTGTAGCTCACCGACGTCGCGAGCGAGCGCCTTCGCTTCCTGCCCATGCCGGTACGCGCGCAGGTTGAGGTTCGAGATGGTGCCCATCAGCAGGCTCAGGTCGCTTCTCATCGCAGGCGCTCCTTGAACCATTCGATCGTCCGGTCGATGTCGCTCGCCCATGGCTCCTCTCGCAGCGAGAGGCAGAGCAGGACGCCGAGGATCACGAGGGCGCTGACGGCGATGCCGTAGATGATCCAGTCGGTGGTGGTCACGTGCCGCTCTCCCACAGGTACGGGTCTTCGGGCGATCCTGGGTTCGTGGGGCGCTCGTCGAGCAGGTGCAGCTGCGCTTCGAGCGCGCGGCTGCAGCGCTCCCAGAACTTGCTCGGGTAGCGAACCCCGACGCGCTTGAGGACATCGTTGGCCGCGTCCATCAGCTGGTCGGCGCGCTCGTCCGGCACGTCGCCGTGGCTGACCGCGTGCGCGCAGCTGAGCGCCACCAGCTCCACCAGGTCGTCGCCCGTGATCTCGTAGCGGATCACGGGTCGCCCATCATCTTCTTGATCGACGCCGCGAACATCTCGAACACCGGGTCGCCCTTCTTCGGCGCTGCGGGCAGCGTCTTCTTGACCGGGTCGCCCATCGACGTCACGTCGATCGGCTCGTCCACGACGCCCGTGCTCCACTCCTCCGCCGCCGTCTGCGCCAGCTCCGACATCGGCTCAGGCTCGGGTGGGTCGAGCACGACGATCGGGATCCCGTACAGCTCGGCCGTCAGCTTCAGCTCGTCGACGATCTCGTACGGCGCGAGCAGGCTCTTCGGGTAGGCGTACTGTGCGCGCACACCGTTCGACCCAGGGACGACGTTGCCCCAGAGGGCCACCTCGGCGATGACGCCTTCCGGCTTCACGTAGCTGAGGCAGTCCGACGGCTGCGAGACGGCGTAGATGCCGCAGGTGCAGCCCTGCGCCGGGGCCTCGTGCGTCAGCGGCTCCCAGCTCCAGCTCCAGCCGGGGGGCAGCGGGTTGCTCGGCTTGACGTTGACGGGCGCTTGAGTCGGCATGCTGGAGGAGGAGGAGACGACCGAAGTAACCGCCACGAGACGACCAGCGGGCACCGTCTTCGTCGCGTCCATCTCGCGCGGCTTGCCCTCGACCGGCACCCAGCTCCACTGCGACAGCCCGCGCGTGCACACCGCCTCCAGGCGGTGCTTCGCTGGCCACTGGATCGACTCGCTCGGGGACCAGAGCGTTCCGTCGCGGCTGATGTTGAGCGCCTTGAAGCCCTTGTACGGTTCGATGCTGTCCGGGACGACCGGCAGCTCCAGGATCTCGCTCACGCTGTCACCGCCTCGGCGCAGAGGTGCCTCAGCCCTCGGGTGATCGTGCAGGTCGGACACCCGCAGCCGAAGTCGAAGTCGTCGGGCAGAGCTGCGCGAATCTCAGTCGCCCACTCCCCCACGAACGTGGAGAGCGCGTCGTGGCTCATCTTCTGCAGATCGGCTTCCTCCACCCACGCGAGCAGGTCGGCGCTGCCGGTCTCGTCGATCAGCTTGCGCACGGCGAGCCGACGGCGGGCACGCTCCTGGTATGCGCTCACAGCAGCGTCTCCTGCTTCGGCGCGATGCCGAGCTTCATCAGCCGGATGCACGAGTCGTGGGCGAGCTGGCCCGTCTGGGTGGCGAGGGTCATGCCCTTCGCCCCGTGCGGGCTGACCCAGCCGATCGACTCGCGCCAGGCCTGCCTCGGCTCCGTGATCTCTTCACCGCAGAGCTTGCAGGTCACGCGGCCTCCCAGTCGGTCCAGCTCCAACCGCACTCGGTCTTGCTGGTTCCCATCACGGGCTTGTGCACGTAGCCCTTCGGCGAGACGACGTACGGACGGATCATCCGCGTCGGCGCGGTCACGTCCTCCAGGCTGACGGCGTGGCCGTAGCAGCGGCGGCAGACCTTCTTCGGGGTGGTCATGCGGGCACCGCCGCAGGCACCGGCTCCTCGACGGGAGCTTCGACCGGCTCGGCCTCGACCGGCGCAGGCTCGCGCTCAGCGGGCACCGGGTCCTCGACCGGTTCGATCACGATCATGGGCTTCTCCGTCCCGATCTCCATCACGCCTCCTACCAGTCGCGGATCCCGCCGACTCCTCGGCGAACCCAGGTTCGGATGGTCTCGACGAGCCGTCTCATCGACCGGCTCCCGGCACCACAACCGCGCCACTCCCTCCAGGCCAACAGCTGAAGCCTGCCGGAAGAGGGGTGCCCTTGGCAACCATGTCGAGGCACTTCGAGACGAGCACGTTCGGCTCCCTGGAGATCGTCGCCGTCAGCGCCTTGTTCGCCTCGGCCTCCTTGATCGCCGTCTGCACCCGCTGGCCAGCGATCCGGGTGTCCGCCTTCGCGGCCTGGTACTGGTTGATCTTCGTCTGCGTCTGCTTGTCGTGGTGCACGATCGGGATGAACACCGAGAGGATCTCAATCTGCTCGCCCACGCGATCGACGAGGGTGTCGTGCGTCCGCTTGCTCAGCTCTTCGAGCGATGGCCCGGCTGCAGGCGCGTCGGTGTTGACCGCCGCGAGCGGGTTGTAGTCGACGAAGACGTCGTTGAGAGACTGATTCAGGTCGCGGACGACCAATGACTCGCGAACGTGCTCGAAGCCCCTGTAGTCGCGATACAGCGCCTCTGCGGCTAGCTGACGGATGCGCCAGCGGATGGTCACGTCGAGGCAGGCGACCGACTGGTTGCCGATGCGGACGTCGATCCCGTTGTTGTCGCGCCCGCCGTCCTCGCGGCAGAGGAAGTTGTCCGTCTGGATCGCGCCGTCCATCTCGTGCACCTTCTGCCACGGCCACTTGTGGTGCAGCCCGTTGTCGAGGTTGCCGACCGGCTTGTTGAAGGTCGTGACGACGCCCACCTGCTTGGTGTGGACGATCACGAAGTTGGAGACGATCAGGCAGGCCAGCGACAACGCGGCGACGCCGATCGTGAGCGACCACTTGTAGTTGACCGGCGGGTTCGGGAGCGCCAGGCAGATCAGCGCCACCACTCCCAGGATCAGCGCGAAAACGAAGAGGTACACGACGGCTACCGGTACGCCCGCGAGCGCGGCGAGGTGCCGAACAGGAACTCGCGGCGCAGCAGGTTCGCCATCATCGGGTCGCCCAGCCGGTAGCGCGCGGTCACGTGCGACATCACGTCGACCATCGACTCGTCCGGCACCCGCTCGACCGCGCCCAGCGCAGCCGCCTGCCGCTTCGCCTTGACGACCCGCTGGCCCGACGGAGTGAGGATCCAGCACTTCGCCTGCTCGTCGAAGTCGAACATGCCGAAGCGCCGCATCCAGGCCGCGCGTACCGCCGCGCCCTGAACGCCCGCGCCTCCGAGGCCAAGCGCCTCGCTCAGGCCGTGCGACGTCAGCCCGCCGTCCTTCTCGACCGCGAGCATCAGGTCAAGGTCGCGGAACTCCATCAGTCCAACGCTCATCGGATCACCTCGTAGGTCTTCTGGCCTCCACGGCCGGTCTTGACGAGCCGCAGCTCGCCGTTCTCATGCATCACGCGGAGCGCCTGGGCCACGGTGGCCTCCGACGGCAGCCGCTGGGTGTAGGTGCGCGCCAGGCCTGACGGCGTGAACGGAGCACCGTTCACCTCGGCGACGACCGCGCGCACCAGCTCCACGCTTGCGGCGCTGACCACGTACTTCTTCTTGTCGCTCGGCTTCGGCTTACGGTCGGACGGCCCGATCGCCTCCGGCGCGAGCGAGGAGACCGCCCGCCGGAGCTTCTCGCGCTTCTCGCGCAGGCCCACGATCGTCTCCATCGCCGCCTTGTACTCGGCCTCGACGCGCTCGTACTCCTCGACGAGCGGCTTGACGTAATCATCCATCGCGCTCGTCCTCCCGCTCGTAGCCGTTGGCGCGCATCCACGCCTGCCACCGGGGCAGGAGCTGGTGGAGTAGGTAGCGCGCGGCCAGCAGGATCTGAGACTGCCGCCAGAGGTCGGCCTCGCCGCCCCCGACGCTCATCGCCGACCAGCCGCCGCGTGGCCCGACCCTGCCGATGGACGCGCGCGGTGGTGCGCCGTTGTTCAGCGACACACGGATCGTGAGTCCCTCGACCGTCTGCTCGACGCCATCGTCCGTCACAACCCCGTCGATCCCGTCGTAGTCGAACGGCACGAAGCCCATCACGCGGCCTCCGCGCACTCGGCGCAGACGTTCATGTTGCTGGTCGTCTGAGTGACGAAGTGCCGCCACAGGCCGGTGACGAAGCGCCGACACTGCGCGCAATGGTTGCGGTAGCCCGCGCACCAAACCCAGCCGGTCATCAGACCTCCACCTCCTCTAGCACTTCGTCCGGGAGCAGCACCAGGACACGTCCCGGCCTCCCGGTCTCACGGTGATGGCTGATCGCATCCTTGAGCGCGTCGACCAGGAGCTGCGGCAGAACGCGGCCGTCGGCAATCGCGCTGGCGACCTCGGGGGTCATGCACAGCTCGGCGTTGATCTCCCACGGCTTCATCACAGCCCCCCGTCCGCGTCGGAGTAGACGGTGCCGGACGCCATGTCGACCGCGCCTCCGGCTGAGCGAGCGAACTCCTCCAGGTCCTCGACGGCCCCGAGGTTGACGCCGTTGACGGCGAAGCGCCCGTCGCGCTCAGCGGCGCGCTCGGCGTAGGCCTCCCGCTCCAGCTCGTTGACGAGGTTGAGCGCCGTGAGGAACGCCGCCTGCCGCCCGGAGGCGAACTCTGCGTCAGCATCCCTACCCTCGGCGCGGCGCGTAGCCGCAACCTGTGCTGCAGCGTCAGCCGAAAGCCGCAGCCGCTCCCTAAGTGCTGTCACGTCGATCGTCATCTCACCACCTCCACCCACAGTATAGCACGATTGGCTTAGCTCATTCGCAGCACCGGTCGCAGACAGAGACGGTTGTGAACTGGCCGCAGACCATGCAGGTGCCGCGCCTCGCGCCTTCCGGCCCCAGCGCCTTCTCGTACAGCTCGTACCGATCGCGGAAGTCGTAGCGCTGCTGGAGCTGTCGCACGAGGACGCGGTAGTCCGTCATCTCGACCGGGGGCTTGTCCAGCTCGCGCCGCACGCTGCCGACGACTACGTAGAGCACCAGGCCGATCAGGAACCAGAAGCCCAGGGCAGCGAGCAGGCCGAGGAGCGCGATCATCATCCGAGGAACCCGAAGCGCCGCTGTAGCGGTCCCGCCGTCCAGGGTGCCTGCTGGTCAGCGATCAGCTGCGCGCGCTCGTCCTCGGTCAGCGTGATTCCCTGCTCAGCGAGCGCCGCTTCGAGATCCTGCATCGCGGGCACCGCGTGCTTGCCGTCGCCGATCCACCAGATGCACTCCTCCTCGTCCTCGGGCTGCGTGGCGGCGAAGATCTGCGCGAAGAACGTCCCCAGCGGGGGATCCCAGCCGACGGCGACCTCGCGCCGTCCGGTGTCTTCGATCACATAGCGACTCACTGTGCCCTCCCTCCTCACTGGATTGTTCTCCAGCTCCTCGTATCCCACTCAGATCACTCCGCGCGTCGTGTGGCGCTCCGGGTAGTCGAGCTGCGAGTCGAACGGCTCGCGGCGCTTGCTTGCCGTCAGGAAGTCATCGACCGCCTTCCCGAGCGTCCTCCCGGTCGTGCCGACGTAGGTCACCCCGTCGCGCATGTACGAGTAGAGCTGGACGCCGTCAAGCCAGCCGCGCTCGTAGGGCGTCAACGCGTCCCAGCCGCCGTGCTTCTTGATCGCCTCCTCCAGCCTCATCAGCCCCTCCTCGCCGTGTGGCTCAGGTCGACGCCCTCGCCGGTCGCCTCGTTCCAGGCCTCGACCGGCTCGCGCACGGCGGTCTCATGGTCGCCGTCCTGCCAGGTGAAGGTCGCCCCCCGGCCGAGACTGGGATGGTCGACCTGCTCGTCGCTCAGCTGCGACTCGTTCGTCTTCCAGTAGCGCCCCATCGCGAACGTGGTGTACGCGCTGGACAGCCCCAGCACCAGCTCACCCGGCAGCGGCCAGATCTCGTCTGGCGTCTGGTGCAGCTGGCCGTCGAGCGGCCCTCCCTCGAAGCGCGCGTAGTTGCTCATCTCTTCGCCCTCCTCAGAGCCTCCTGGATCTTCTCGTATAGCGCGGCGACCTCTGGGTCGGTCACGCTTGGGTTCTCAAGCGCAGCCAGGATCAGCTCCGCTTGTCGTCTTGTCAGTCTCACGGTCATCTCCGGCCTCCTCAGCAGTAGCAGTCCCAGATCGGCCGACGGCAGAGGCCGCAGACCCGGCTGTTCGCCTTCTTGTACGCCTCCCAGGCCTCCGCGCAGTACAGCCCGGCGAAGCGCCGACCGGCGTGCGGCTTGGCGTGCCACTCCTGGTGGCCGGTGCAGAAGAACTCGTCGCCGTTCTCGTAGCGCTCGACGGAGGCCTCGGCCTCCTCGCGCGTGGTCGCGTTCGGGAGCGCCGTCCCGCCGTTGTCAGCCCAGAGGAAGCCGGAGTGTGCGCCCCACCATTTGCCCGTGCTCCCGATCACGACACCGGTCATGCCTCAGCCCTCCCTGCGCATCCAGATGATCTGCCCCTTGGGGATCATGTAGCGCACCGTCTTGTCGTCCTCCTCGACGTCGAGGTGGATCGACAGCCCGTCGCCGCCGACGACCACCCCGCGCATCTGCCCCAGGCCACCGCCCAGCTGGATGGTGACCTGCTCGTGCTGCACGTCCTCGTACCTCATGCGGCCCTCCAGTCGTCCATCGTGTAGGTGCCGCCTGCCCGCCGCTCGGCATCGGCAACCGCCTCGTCGATGGTCGAGCCGAACGAGTACAGCTCCAGGTGCTCGCCGTCGTCGTTCGTCAGGTCGACCCGAACCCCGACGCCGTCGAGCCGGACGAAGCCGATCCCGGCCACCGCGAAGCGCGTCCCGAGCACCTCCAGGACATCGCCGACCGAGAGCGAGCGCTCCGCGTAGACGTCGTCGCCGACGAAGACGCCCGAACCCCGGTTCGTCATCGCGTAGGCGCGGTTGAGCACCGCGTTGGCCCGGTCGCCGGTCACGTCGGAGACGTCGACGTTGAGCGTCACGACGTGCTCCAGCTCGTCGTCGGCCTGGTAGGTCGATTCCCCTCCACCGAAGCGCGAGAAGAGATCCTCGGCCCGGTTCAAGAACACCTTGACGTCGACTGTCATCGTGCTCACCCCTTCCCCTCGCTTGTCAGCCCCTCGCGCCGCGCGGTGGTCTCGTACACGCTGACCTCCACGCCCGAGTGGCCGATCCCGGCTTCGATCCTGAGCAAGCGGCCGTCCTCCGTTCGGACGACCACTTCAGCCCACCCGACCGAGACGACCGTTGCCCCAATCGCCTCGCCGTTGCTAACCATCGCCATCGGTCCCTCCTACCCGTACCGGTCGTAGTCGCGCTGCTCCAGCTCGCGGTAGAGCTGCTCGCGGAAGTCGCTGCCCGCCTCCGAGATCGCGTGGATCTGGGCGACGTCGTGGTAGCCCTGCTGGTACTCGGCCTCGTCGCGCCGCGCGAGCTGCGCGTCGACGTCGACCTCGTAGTCGCCGATCGACCCACCGTCGCCACCGCGCGTCCGGCTGAGGCCGGTGTCCGCGTAGCAGCGATCGTTGTCGTGGAACGCGCCGGTCTGCTTCGACCAGAGGATGTCCGAGCCGACGGCGATCACCTCGCCGCAGCCCTTACAGCGCCCTCGGAACTTCGCCTGCATCTTGCGCATCACTCACCTCCGTCGTCAGCCACGATCGTGACGATGTAGCCGCGCTCGGCGGTCATCGGATCGACCCGCCGCGCCTTCACCGCGCGCCAGCCCTTGTAGACGTACTCGGCGCGGCGCTTCGCGCTCCGCGCGGTGCGCTCGTCCGAGTAGTGGACTTCCTTGCGGCGCTTCACTCGTCACCACCTCCACCTGCAGTATAGCACGTTTAGTCCTCGACCACCGTCCAGCGGCCGACCGTGTTGCCGTTGCCGTCGCGCACGTGGAAGGAGTCCCCGGCCCGAAGCGTCGAGCTGTCGCCCGAGAATCCGAGCGCCGACTCGGCCGCGTCCAGGGACGCCGCGATCGCGCGCTTGACGTCGACGAGATCACTCATCGCGTCATTCCCCAGTGTCAGTTCGAGCACAAACCTCATCTCGCCACCTCCGTAGCGGTTGGGGGCTGGCCGGAGCCAGCCCGCCGGTTAGTCAGTGAGCAGTGCGCGGAGCGCCCTGTGGGGGCCACCGATCGACTGGAAGTCGATCCCGCGTCGCTGCGCCTCGTGGTACGTCCGCATCATCGCGTCGCTGTCGGCGAGGAACTGCTCGACCTGCCCGTGCTGCTTGAGCGACTCAGCCATCGCGATGATGCCCGCGTCCTGCTTCAACCGCGCCTCTTCCTCGCGGTAGTGGTTGGCTTCGAGAACTGCCATCTGCCACCTCCTGGCTAGTAGTCGTTCCCGACCTGGACGCCGCGCTCGTAGTCGCGGTCGGCGTAGTACTGCTCGGCGGAGAGACCCGCCATCCGGTACTCCGCCTGCGTCTCCAGCTCCATCTCCGCGCGCTGCGTGAGGTAGGAGTCGCAGACCTCCTGGTCCGCGTGGAGAGCGCCCGTCGCCCGCGAGTAGCGGATCGTGTCGCCAGCGTAGAGCTGGCCACCACAGTCGCGACAGCGCCCGTCGTACCTAGCTGTCATGCGCTTCATGTGCCACCTCCCTTCCACACACAGTATAGCGCATTAGAGGGAGCGCCGCTAGTCGACGCTCCCTTCGTTCATGCGCTTCGCGGCAGCCTGGGCCTGGCGGAAGGTCTTGTGGAACGAGACCCGTCGCGCGCCCTTGCCGCCCTGCTTGTCCTGCGTGTCGATGACGGCGAACTTCTTGCCGTCTCGCTGGCCAGCGGATCCGGATGCACGGAAGCGCCAGCTCTTCTGCTCGTGCATCATCTCGCCACCTCCTAGACGTACTCGACGTTGACCCACTGCTCGACGACGTGCAGCAGGTTGTCACCAGCGGCCGTGGCCTCCTTGACGAAGTCCCGGATCGCGTCATCACTAGCCCCCGCCCGGCGGAGCGCAGCCTGAACGCGCCCCATCAGAAAGTGGGCGTTGCCATCCGCGCCCATCAGGGTCACGGTCAAGGTGACGTCGTAGAGAGCAGCCTGTCTGACTGCCATCGTCACCACCCCCTTCACCTCCACCCACAGTATAGCGCAATACGCTACAATGTGGGAGCCGGACAGGCGGCGGGAGGGGGGATGTCGCGGCGCTACCAGGGCCGGAGAACCCCTCCCGCCTAACAGCCTACTCCTGTCAGCGCAGTGCGCGGAGAATGGCGACGACGAGCAGGATGATCAGCAGGATGATCAGGATCGTGCCGAGCGTCATGGGCGGCGCATCCTCTCCTTGAGCTTCTTCGCGCCCGCCTCGGCGCGCTCCAGCTCCTCCGGCGTCATCTTCGAGAACGGCTTGCGGTCGCGCACGTCGATCTCGCCCCAGTCGGCCACGTCGCTGGGCTTGTCCGGCGCGTAGCCCGGCTCGCCCCAGGGCTTGTCCTGGTCCTCACTCATTCGCCTTCGCCTCCATCTGCGCGTACCGCTTCCGGTCAAGGATCTCAATCGGGCCACCCGCCACCCGGTGCGCGATCATCCGTCGACCACCCTGGGCGTCGTCGTCGTTGGCCCAGACCTCCCAGTCGCTGGCCATGTCGCGCCACTCCAGGTGCCGCTGAGTGACGTTCTTGTGCAGGCTGCGGATCGCCGACTCGGAGACCTTACGCCCAGCGCCGCCGTACTCCTTCGCCTCGTCCTCGGTGCGCTTCTTCGCCCGCTTGATCGCCTCGTCGGTGGGGATGTCCACCATCACGATCTTGGTGCGATAGCCAGCCGCCTCAGCGGCGCGTACCTTGTCCATGAACTTGCCCTCGGGGTAGCGCTCCGACGGTCCCTGCGCGTCACCCGTGCCGTCGACGACGATCGGGAAGCCCGCCTCTTCGGCGTCCTTCTTGATGCTGGCCGCGATGTAGCTCGACTCCTCGTGCGAGAGCATCGCCCAGCGCCAGTCGTTGCTCTTGATCAGGTCCTGCGCCTCATCCGACAGCGGCTTGATCTCGTCCGGATTGACGAGCACGTTCCCCTCGCCGACGTCGAGCAGCCCTTCCTTGAACTCGCCGCTGCCGTCCATCTTCGGCTTGCCGACGATCGAACTCTTGCCGGAGGCCGTGCCGCCAGCCATGAACAGCGCCATCGGCTTCTCCCCGGCGGGCGGCTGGTGGCCCTCTCCGATGAAGAAGGCGCGCGTGGCGGCGTGGAACTCCCGGCGCTCGGGCGTGTACTCGCCGTTGGGCGCGAAGTTGTGGTGGAACGCCTCCTTGTGGGCGTCCAGCTCAATGGCGAGGAAGGCTTCGTAGCCGTCGGGGAAGTGCTGGTTCATGGCCTCGACCACGCCGACGGCGTTCAAGTCTTCGAGCGGGATGCCGTGCATCTCCGTGACACCGTTCTCGGTGAGCCAGCCTCGCGCGTCTGAGATCGCCTCGCGCGGGCGCAGCGCCTTGTAGTAGCCCGCTGAGGCGTCGTCGTCGGCTGGCCCCTTCAGCCAGGCGGGGCGCTTGTGCCCGCGCTCCTCGTCCTCGCCGGAGGGTGCGCTCGTGTCGTCCTTGCGCCGGAACTCCCCGCCTGCCTCGCTGCCCTTCGGGTGGCGGGGGTGATCGGCCTCGACGAACGCGGCTGCGGTGATGGAGGCGACGATCCCGACCACCTCGTCCTCGTCACCCTTGAACGGCGTCCAGTAGCCGCGCGAGAGGATCGACTGCACGTAGGCAGGCTCTGAGACGGTGCGGCGGCGGGTGTCGACGATGACACCGCGCGTCTGATCGAACGGCGTCTCACCGCTCGGGTCTGGGTCGATCTGCACCAGCACGATGCTGCTGTTGCGCTCAGCTACGGCCTTCACCGCCACCTCCTCCTTCTATCGAGCTTAGCTGTCATCCATGTCCCCTGGCTCCTCGCCGTTCTCGTCGACGACCTCCAGCCTGATCCCGCGCGCCGCGAGCCGCTTGCGGTAGTCGCGAAGCTGCGCGAAGTCGGCGCTGTCCCACGCCCCGTAGCTCGCCGTCTCCACGCGGACGGCCTCGACGTCGTCGAGCGTGACGCCGCCGTGGTACTGCGTTTCGATCGCGTCGCCGTCGAAGAGGCCCGTCTCGTTGACGTGGTCGCTGACGTCCACTATGCCCAGCCCCGCGTCTCCGTAGCCGGGCGGCACGGTCGAGCGCCAGCCGGGGTTCCTGAGCGGCCCTGGGACAACCGGTCGCGAGAGGCTGTCCACGAACGTGACGGTCGTGCGCGACTTCAGCTCCGGCTTCAAGAACCACGTCACCTCGCCGTACTGGCTGAAGTCGTTGTCGTCTTCGGGGTGGTCGAGCCAGCCGTAGATCGGCCTCTGCTCGGCAGGCAGGTCCTGCGGGTAGCCGAAGAACATCTCCTCCTGCGCCGCGCGGATCGGCGGGCTGAAGAAGCCCCCGGAGCTGGCCGTCTCGAACTGCGTCTTGAAGCGCGGCTCCTCGTCCATCATCGACTGCATCGCCTCGAAGGTGGTCGTGGTGCGTAGCTCGCCCTCCTCGCCGATCTCGCGCATCCTCTCCTCGACGTCGTCGCGGTAGGTCGCGAGCTGCTTGTCCCACTCGGGGCCACCGACCTCGACCGGCTCGTCGCGCGTCCAGTAGTCGCGGTCGATCGTCTCGCGCATGTAGTCGAAGTCGACCGAGTACGGCATCGCCGGGTTCAGGTCGCCTCTCCAGGCCGTGTCGGAGTTGGCGACCATGTCGTAGGTCGCGCCCCGGTACTCGGCCTCGCGCGGCAAGACGGCCGGGCCTTTCCAGCTCGGGTCACGAGCTGAGCCGAGCGTCTCTGGTGCGACTGGTTCAGCTGGGCCAATCCTCAGCGGGACAGGCTCTCCTGGGAAGAAGCCTTCCGGAGGCACCGGCCGCTCGTAGATTCGGCCGGTAGGCAGCACCTTGAACCACACGCCGGACTCCTGCTTCTCCCACACGCCGGGGTTCGGCCCCCCCGTCACTCGGATCCTTGTTCCCACCGGATAGCGGGTCAGCTCCTCCGAGTCGAGCGCGCCCACCTGCGGCGGCTGTTCAACCCCACCTCCATCCTTCGGCCTGAACTCACCACCGATGCCGCCGGGGGTGCCCGCTGGCCAGCGCGGGTGCTCGCTCTCGACGTAGCCAGCCGCGCCTAGCTGCCGCCGGAGCACCGGCAGGTACAGGTGCTGGTGCCCGGCGCGCATCGCTGCCGCCACGCGGTTGTGACCGTCGGCGATGTAGAGCCGCCCGTCGTCCCCCTCTGCGACGCGCACCGAGTCGAGCAGCTCCGGCAGGTTGCCCTCCTCGCGCAGCTCCTGCAGGTACTCCTCGACGCGCACGGCGGAGACGACGTCCTGTGTCGGCACCAGCTGGCTCACGTCAACGGTCTCCATGTCCGGCCGCTGCTCTCTGAGCTGCCCCCAGTCGCTCACAGCGGCCTCCAGGGACGTCGCGGGCGCTTGGGCGAAGATCTCACCGACCGGCGTGCGCGGGCGCTCTCCTTCGATCCTGACGCGTCCTGGGCCACGTTCGAAGCCCTGCAGCCCGACGAAGGTGTCCTGGACGCCCTTCGGGGCGAACTCGCCACCCTCCGGCGTGCCCGGCGCGTGGCGCGGGTGCTTCGCCGGATCCCAGCCTGCGGCGGTCACTCCGGCCAATCCCTCGACGAACCGACGCATGTGGCCAGCCCACTCCGGCCAATCCTCCTCCCGGAACTTCGGGTCGGTCACCACCGCGAACGCCTCCGGAAACTCCTCGTCCCCAGTGATGTCCGAGTAGGTGGACAGCTGCTCGCGGATGTCCGGAGAGCGCGGCATGAACGAGCGGAACTCCTCGCGCTGCTCAGGCGTAAGCTCTGCCTCCACCTGGTGGCCGTATTCGTGCCTGAGCGTGGCTGGAGCGCCGCCTGTGTCGTTCACATACGACTGCCCCGGCTTGATCGGACCCGAGACCGCCTGGTCGAGGCCAAGCTCGCGCACCACCGACATCCGGTTGCCGGTCAGCCGCTTGGCCGTGCCCGGCGGCGTCAGCAGGTTGGTCGCCTCGTCACTCGCCTCGCTGACGATCGGCAGCACCTCGTCCGGCCCGAAGATCTTCTCCACCTGGACGAACAGATCCGAGCGGCGGTTGTACTCAAGCGCCTTCGCGATCTGCGCGTGGATCCGGGGGTCCTGGGAGATCGCGGTCTCCGCGAACCGCGCCCAGTTCTCCTCCGCCTTCAGCACATCAGCCGGGTCCGTGGTCTTCCCCCTGCGCCGGGCCGTCTCCTCAATCCCCTTGGCCAACCGCTTGCCCACGTTCTTCGGCGCGAACTGCCCGCCTTCCGCCACGCCCTCGGGATGGCGAGGGTGCTTCGACTCGTCCCACCCGGCAGCCTGCAGCCGGTCTCCGGTGACGTCCTCCAGCGGCTCCGCCTTGAGCAGCTCGTACGCCTCACCGAAGGCGACGCCCAGCCAGTCCGCGTAGGCGGCGACGAAGTCGTCTGTGAGCTGGTCGACTGCCATCAGCTGGTCTGCATCTGCTTGAGCTTGCGTTCGCGCTCAGCGTAGACCTCGGCTGCTGCGTCGCTGACCTTGGGCTTCGCGACACCGGCTGGCACCTTGAGCAGGCCGCGCTCTTCGAGCACGCGATCCCAGGCGGCGTTGACGTTCTCCAGGTCCTTGCCCTTGAGGTAGCCGGGGTACTCCGGCGGGAAGAGGTTCGTCTCCTGGCTGAACGCGTGGCGGGTGGTGCGGGCGATCTTGCTGCCAGGATTCTTCGCGGCGATGTACTGCTCGAACGAGCGTGCCACCATCTCCTCCGGATTCATCAGGTACTGCACGTGCCTCGGCCCCGGCCGGAAGTAGCGACCGCCGTACTGGAACTCCGCGCCCTGCATGCCGCCCGCCAGCCCTCGGTACATGTCCGTTTCCTTGATCGCGGTGACGACCGGAGCGAGGGTGCCGTAAGGATCGGAGGACGAGTAGTTGAACCAGTTCTCTCGGCCCTTCTCGCTACCGACGTACTTCGGGTCGGCCCAGGCGTCCTGGCCGAGCAGCGAGTCGAGGTAGTGGCCCAGCTCGTGCGTAGCCGAGCTGATGGGGTTCACGCCGTCGGGCGCGAGCGTGATCCGGTCGGGCTTCATCGTGCCCTCGTAGCGCCAGAAGACGCCCTGGTTCGCCTTCCCTTTCTGCCCCGGCCCCACCTTCAGGCCCGGCTCGCCGGGCACCGCTGGCCAGTGCATCGTCTGGTCGATCGTCTTCGCGGCCTCTAGCACCGGCTCGACGATGTCGGGGCCGCTGATGACCAGCTTGTCGAGCACCGAGCGGACCTCGCCGCGCTGCATCGGCCCAGTCGAGCGCTCGCCGGGGTCCGGGAGCCGGAGCAGCTCGCGCAGGTTGAACGGATCCTCGGAGACCTCACTGCCGTTCTTGGCGCGGAACTCGCCGCCGCGCTCCGACCCCTTGGGGTGACGGGGGTGGTCTGCCTCGACGAAGGCGGCTGCCCGCACCGGCTGCTCCTTCAGGTCGCGGTCGCCGACGAGGATGACCTCCTCCGACTCCGGCTCACCGATCCCTGTCCAGGGCAGCGACCAGACGTTGCTGGCCGGGGTCACCATCTTGCGGACGACGCCGTCGGCGGGCTTGCCGTACCAGTTCGACATCCCCTTTGCGTAGTCGTCCGCCGTCTCGCGGCGGAGCGCCGTCGCGGACGCGGGCCACAGCCCTTCCGGCTGGCGCGTCGTGTCGCCCCGGTAGAGCGTCAGCTGGTCGATCCCGAGCCTGTCCAGCTCCGCCTGTGTCTCGCCGTACACGGCGCGCACGAACTTCCGCAGGCCGGGGTGCCCGTAGGCTGGCCCCATCTGGCTGTAGTACGAGTTGTTGCGCCAGCGATCCTTGGCCAGCATCGCGGCGGGCTTGTCCAGCCCGAACTCGTCAGCGACCGCGTCCTTGATCGCCATCGCCGTGAAGGTGTCCTGTCCGTTGGCCCAGCCCTGGTGGAGCGCCTGCACCTTCTCCAGCGTCGTGCCGAACGGCATGTAGCGGTCACTCTCGTCCCCGACCTCCAGCGCGAAGATCTCTGGCAGCTCAGCGAAGTCAGGGTCACCCTCCAGCCGATCGGCGAGGCGCTGGGTGACCTTCGTGTAGTACGCCTTGCGGTGCTTCAGCTGCTCGGCGCGCGCTTCCCGGTTCTCGGGCTTCCAGTAGTCCCCGGTGGGGATCTTGACGCCCCCGCTGGCCTCCTCGACGTTCTGCTCCATGACCGCCAGCAGCCTGTCCTCATCGAACTTCTCGCCCTCCGGCCGCGTGTGCGGCTCCTCCTCCTTCCGCTTGACCGCCTCCGCCGACTGCTGCTCGCGGACGGCCACCCAGTCGACCCACTGACCGCCGTGCTCACCACCGGGGTCGCGCGGCTGCGCCGGGTTGTAGCCTGCGGCGCTCAGCGCCTCGACGAGCGCCAGCGCGGCGTCGCGGATCTCTGTCCCTGCAGAGGCGCGGACGGTGTCGGCCGGTTCGATCGCGCCGTTGCGCAGCCGCGCCTTCTTCTTCAGCTGGAACTCGTGCTCGCCGGTCTGCATCAGCATGTGCCGGGGGATGCGGAACGAGCGGAGCGTCGGCGGCTCGCGGTTGATGTCCTGCGCGAACTGCGCCGTCGGGATCCCAGCGAACCACTTGCCGGTCGGGATCTCGTCGCCTTCGAGCCAGGCGTCGTACTCGGTGTCGGACATCCCCCGGTAGATCGTCACGAACCCAGGTTCGTCCGGCAGCCCACGGGCGGCATCGACGGCACGCGCGTAGTCACCGGCCAGGTCTGAGTCCGGCCCGTCCGGGAAGAAGTCCGTGTCGGTGATGTCGAGGACCTCTTCGACCTGGACGCCCTCCGGTTGCTCGAACCAGTCCTCGTCGGTCTCGTGCCGCTTGTTCGCTCCCTCCGGGTACGTCCAGACGGTGAAGCTCGGCTCCATCCCTCCCTCGGCGGCGGGCAGCGTCACCTCGAAGTCAGGCCCGCTGTCGGCGGCGCGCTCCGGGTCGAGCGCCACGTCCATGTCGCCGTCCGTCTGCGGGTTGAGCTGCGGCGTGATCTTCAGGCCAGCCACCTGCGCGCCGTTCAGGCGTGCCTGCAGCTTGGGCAGCTCACGGTTGACCCAGTCCTGGTACGTGCCCCAGGCCTCTTCCTGCAGGCCCTCGAAGTAGCCCACCGGGTAACCCTCCGCCTCGGTGTAGTAGGGGCGCATCCCCTCCGACCAGTCTCTGAACTCCTTCTCGGCCGTCGACCAGTCGACCTGCGCGCCAGCGGCGTTCTCGGCTCCGGACTCTGCGTCCTGCGCCTGCCGCGCGTCCTCGGCGGCTTCCTGGTACGTCTCGCGCACCGGCCCGGCCAGGGTGCGGCCTTCGTGCTTGCCAGGCACGTCGCGGTCCATCCGAAACGCCTGGTAGCCGATCGGCTTGTCGTTCTCGTCGCGGGCGATCATCGCGCCGTGGTAGAAGCCCTTCGGGGCGAACTCGCCGCCCTCGGGTGAGCCAGCCGGGTGGCGCGGGTGCTTGGCCGGGTCCCACCCTGCTGCCGTCAGGACTCCGACGATGTCCTCCTCGCGCAGCTCGACCTCCACCCAGACCGCTGCCGCGAGTCCTCCCTCGACGATCTCCTGCGCGTCTCGGATGTCCTTGCGGTGGCGGGCGGCGACCTGCTTTGCGATCTCCTCGTCGTCGTAGTCGTTGGGTGTCATGCCGTGCCCGGCCATGATCTTGTTCCCGAAGTTGACGTCCCCGACCGGTAGTCCGAGCGCCGCCGTCATGTGCGAGTGATGCGGCTTCCCGTACTTGTCGACGAACCAGAACGCCAGCTCGTTGCCAGCGTGGTCGGTGATCGCCTTCCAGACAGGCTCCCCGTGCAGGGTGCCCATCCTGTTGGGCCAGAACTTGACGCTGTCCTTCGGCTCGAAGATCCCCATCGGGAAGTGGTCTGGCATCCGGCCCTGGCCGTACGTCTTCGCCCGCTCTGCCCGCTGGCGCTGGATCTCCTTCTCCAGCTGCGCTCCGAGTGGGCGGGATTGGCCGATGAACTTGGGCGCGAACTCGCCGCCCTTGTCGGTTCCGGCGGGGTGACGGGGGTGCTGGCCCTCGACGAACGCGGATGCGTCCAGACCGCTGGGGCCGGTCTTGTGCGTGGCGCGCTGCTCGCGAGGCTTCTCGGTGATCGTCGTCTTCGTCTTCGGCATCGGCCCACCGGCCTTGCGCGGCAGCGGAGCCTTGTATTCGATCGTCACGAAGAAGTCGCCGCCGAAGTCGGCTGGCTCGTCCTGGCCGGTGAACGGGTTGGCGACGGTGCCGGGGTGGCGCACGGTCGCGTCGGCCTTGAACGAGGTGACGTGGCCGTACTTGACGTTCGTCCGCAGCGGGTGGATCTCGGTGATGAAGAACGGCTTCCCGAGGGGCATGATCCGATCAGCCGTCCCCCACGGGTCGTAGACGCCCTTCGTCTTCAGGTACTCGCCCAGCCCGGAACGGATGTCGCCGCTGATCGTGCCCTTGCGGAACTCCCCGCCCTCGTCGCTGCCCTTCGGGTGCCTGGGGTGCTTCGTCTCGTCCCAGGCCGCAGCAGCGAGAGCACGATCCTGCTGATTCTCCGGCAGCATCGCGTTGGCATCACGGATGTCGCGTCGGTGACGCTCGACGATCGCGTAGGGGTCTTGCTTCACGTAGTTGATGCTTGAGACGACCTCCCCGTAGCCAGAGGGCAGGAAGTAGAAGGCCCGGTCCTTTGGCAGCCCGAGGGCGTCGATCATGTGAAAGTGGTGCGGGCTGCCGTTGACGTTGACGAACCAGAACGCCTTCTCCTCTCCGGTATCAGCGTCGATCAGCGCCTTCCAGAACGGCCCGTACGGGGCGTCCTGCTGGAAGCCGGAGTAGGCCCCCATCTTCTCCGGCCAGAACTTCACGCTGTCCTCCGGCGTGAACTCGCCGGGCGGGAACCCCCGTGGCGCGTCGGTGCCCGCGCCGGTCTTGACCCACTGGCCCCCGCCTTCTCCGCCGGGATCTCGGGGCTGCGTCGGGTCGTAGCCAGCGGCGCTCACCGCCAGGTCGCCCTTCATCACGATCTGCTTGATCCCCGGAGGCCCGAACGCGTCCTTGCCGTAGATCAGCGTGCAGCGGCAGTTGATCACGTTGCCGTCCGAGGCCGAGGGGTCGCCGGGGTAGAGCAGCTGCTCGCCGCCGACTGTGAACGGCTGTGAGATCGGCACCGTCTGTCCGTGCGCGTGGCGGTGGTCCATGCGGGTGCGCTCGTCCGGGGTCGCCAGCCAGGTCTTGAACTGCAGCTCCGGGCTGTTGACGACCACGGCTCGCTGCTGGCTTGCGCCGTTGGCGAGCGCGATCAGGTCGGTGCGCGCCAGCATCGTCGCCTGCCAGGGGGCGATCCCGTCGATCTTCTCCGTCAGTGCCTTCGCCGTCTGCGGGATCGACCAGCCCTCGTGGAGGGAGTCGAGCATCACGTTGGCGGCGGCGTCCTGCACCCCGGCCACGAGGCGCTCTGCCTGCACGCCGACCTGCTGCTCCAGCAGCTTCGAGTACTCGGCGATTGCCTTCAGCTCGGCTGCGCGCTCCTCCGCGTTGAGGCCGTAGATGATGAGCAGCGCGTTGAGGATCTCGCGCAGCAGCTCGCGGCGGGCGACTCCGGTCAGACGGAGGAAGCTCTCGACGAGCGCAGCGGCCTTGACGACCTCCTCCGGCAGCGGCCCTCCGGCAGCCTGCACCACCACGCTCGCGGCCTTGTAGTCGACGGCGGCGCGACGGGCGGCGCGGCGGTAGACCTTCTCGTACTGGCGCTGCAGGCGCTCGACCGCCTTGAGCAGCCTCTCGTCGTCGAGGAGCGCTGAGGCAGCCATCGCCGGGGCGACGGAGATGATGTTCGCGTCCTTGATGTCCTTCTTGTGCCGCTTCGGGACCTCCTCGACGGCGTCCATGATCAGCGAGTGCAGCTTGTTGCCGGTGCCCTCCAGCCGCATCATCTCGTCCTTCTTCACGCCCAGGTCGTTCGCGAAGTAGGAGGCCATCCAGCCCATGTCGGTGCTCGGGCCGAAGCCGCTGACCCGCAGCGGCCCCACGAGCACCTCGTCCATGCTTGGCGGCGTGATCCCGAGCGCGTGCGCCATGTCGAGGTGGTGCGGAGCGCCCATGTCGGTGACGAACCAGAACGCCAGCTCCTTGCCGCTCTTCGGATCGACCCATGCCTTCCAGGCAGCGCCGCCGGAGCCTTTGCCGATCGGCAGCCCCCGGCCGATCTTCTCCGGCCAGAACTTGACCGGCCCGTCCGGGTCGAACTCGCCGGGCGGCAAGCGCCGGATCGGCTGTACGTTCCCCTCGCGGTCGACGAACCCAGGTGCGCCCTTGGGCGCGAACTCGCCGCCGGTCGAGCCGGGTGCGCCAGCGGGATGCCGGGGGTGCTTCGCCGGGTCGAAGGCGACGACGGTCACTCTTCCTCCACGGGCGTCTCGGTCGTCACGATGCTCCAGCAGAGCAGCAGCAGCGTCAACGCCTGGAGCACGCGCAGGGCGACCGTCTTCTCGACGGACGTCCAGGTGAGGATCGTCGCGAGCACGAACACGACGCCCAGCCAGAAGCCCCACGCGCGTCGCTCGCGGGCGCTCGTCCGGGAGGCCAGCCAGTCGCTGGGTCCGAAGAAGATCCGCTTCACAAGACCCTGTCGAGGTAGGCCCGGAGACGCGGCGGGAGCGGCGGCGGGTTCTCCTCGAACAGCGTCTTGGCGGCGTGCTCCTCCAGCATCAGCGCGATGCGGCGACCGATCGCCGGATCGACACCGAACTCGGCGGCTACGTCGGCGAAGCCGTCCCCGGCCCCCTTGACCAGCTCTTGCGGCGTACCCAGGCTCGCGCCGGAGCACTTCTCCATCCCGAGCAGCGCCGCTACGCCGGTCGTCCCCGACGGGGGCACGCTGGCGACGAGCGCGTGCAGCCCCTCGTCCTTGCGCACGCGGGTGCGCAGACGTGACCCGGCCAGCTCGCGTGCTCGGCGGGTAGTTGCCCTAGCAACACCGGCCAGCTCTGCGGCGTAACCGGAGGCAGCGACGGAGCTGTTCCCGTTCTTCTTCACCGTCTTGTCGTCGACCTGATCGACCTGCGACTCCTCCTCGACCTCGGCGCTGTCGTCCTTCTCCGGAGGCGGCTCCCCCTCGGCGGTGTCGTCCTGCAGCAGATCGTCGACCGACGGCTGCGGCATGACCGGCTCCGGCTTCTCCGGCCGGTACTTCTCGGGCAGCATCTGCGGATCGTTGAACTGCTTCGCGAGGGCGATCCGGAACTCCTCGTCGTCGGGTTCGTCGTCGTCGTTGAAGCCGCCCGCGTCGCGCCAGGTCGCCCCGCTCAGCTCTCCCTGCGCATACAGGGCGGCGGCGTCCTTGTTGCGGTCGGGGTTGTTGATGACCTCGGCCGGGTCGTACCAGATCGTGTAGTCGGCCCAGTTCTCGACGCCCTGCTTCTTCAGGTACGGGCGCAGGTAGACGCCGGTCAGATCCTCGACGAAGAGGTTGGCCATCGGCTGCAGGTGGGCGCTCCAGGTCTGGTCATCGACCAGCCAGGCGCTCCAGTGGTTGGCGTCGCCCACGCCGAGCAGCTGCTCCTTGGGGAAGTCGAGACCGATCGCGATCCGGCTGATCAGCTCCGTCCGCAGCCCCTGCTCCTCGTACTTCTCGTTGGGACTGCCGATCGGGATCCAGCGCAGCTCCTTGAGGTGCTCGGCAGGACCCTGGATCACGATCGGCACCACTGCGGCGGCTGAGCCAGGGTCGCGGATCGCGGTGGTCGCCGCCCTGTGCAGCAGCTGCATGACCGGCGACTTCGTCTGGTCCTGCTCTGCGCCGGTCGGCATGTTCGCGAAGATGATCTCGGTCGGCACGGCGAGGATCCCGGCCCCGTTGAGGCGGGAGCGCGCGCGGGCACGGACGGCCAGCTGGAGCAGCTGTAGCTCCTCGAACAGCGTCAGGCAGGCCCGCATCGGCGCGTCGGCGAGCATGGAGTAGCTCGGGTGCCTGCGCCAGAGGCGGTAGACGACCGCCGTCTTCTGGTTCCCCTTGTCGACCGGCTCGAAGTCGTCGTCGGGTGCAGTCAGCAACTCCTCCGGCGAGACGGACGGCGCGGCGTAGCGGACGTAGCCCCGGCCGGGCGCGAGCCGCAGCTCGTTCGAGGACAAGCACTCCCAGACCTCCTCCTCGGTGTCCGGGTTCTCGGTCACGGTCAGGTAGGTCTCTCCGGTGAGGAACATCAGCCGTGCCCACGCGGCCTGGAACTGGGAGCGGCCCCCGCTCGGGTCCTTGATCCGCTCCAGCGCCTGGACGCCGGGGTCGTCCGGCTCGTCCTTCAGCTCCGTGACCTCGCCCTGCTCGTCCTTCTTGGCGATGTAGAGCCTCAGCTTGCCGATCGCGCGCGCGTAGAACTGGGCCGCGTACCAGGCCTCACCGCAGCTGTCGTACATGGTGAGCGCCTCGTTCTGCCACAGCTGGCTGAGGCGGCGGTACTGCTCGGCGCGCGAAGGGTTGACGCGTTGCCCACCCGCAGTGAGGGCCTTGCGGTCTGCGCCAGGAACGAGCGGGATGTCCTCCTCGGGGAAGAAGACGCCGCCGTTCGTAGGCAGCTTGCGTGGGCGTGCCACGGTTACTTCTTGGCCTGCGTCTTGTTGACGCGAGCGGCGACTTCCTGCCTGCGGGCCTCGCGCTGAGCAGCTCTGCGCTCCATGCGAGCCTGCATCTCCGCCTGCTTCTCCTCCCTCGTCTTGCCACAACCACAACCCATGTGTGCTCCTTCACGTTGGACTAAGCCAGCGCGAAGGGTACGGCGGGGGGCGGCGGTGGCCCTAGTGGTCGAGCTTCGCGATCAGAGCGACGGTGGCGCTGAGTGCCCAGGGGAACGCCAGGCCGATCGTCCAGTCCGGCGACAGCAGCCACGCCAGCCACACGATCACGCCGAGCCAGAAGCCCAGGCACCAGGGGCAAGTGATCAGCTTGTCGAGCTTCTCCAGGCGCTCCTCAGCGAGCTTGTCGAGCGCCCACTCGCGCGGCCGGTCGGCGATGTCGTCCTCCGCGATCAGCCGATAGACGCGGAACACGGCCAGCGCCAGGATCAGCGCCCCCCACCAGTCCGGTATGTGGTCAGGCCAGCTCATGTGCCGACCTCCGCCACCAGTCCTCCCTCGGTAGCCCATCATCACCCAGCGTCCGCACCCACTCCAGCGTGCGCTCCATCCCCTCTTCCAGCTCGACCTCCGGTGCCCAGCCCAGCCTGCGAATGCGCTTGGTGCTGAGCCGCTTGACGACCGTCTGGTTCGAGGGAGCGCGGATCTCCTTGATCAGCGAGTACGGAGCGTCCGTCAGCTCGCAGGCGATCCCGGCCACACGGCGCATCAGGACGGCGGCGTCGTCGCGGCCGACGTTGTAGACGCCCGCCTTCCAGTCTTCGATCACGAGCCGAGCTGCGCGGACGGTGTCGCCGATCCAGCACCAGGAGCGCTCCGCCCCCAGGTGGACGGGGATCGTTGCCCGGCGCTCCGCCTGCCAGAGCATGTTGACGATCGCCGCCCTGCCCCGGCCTGCCGGAAGCCCCGGCCCGTAGGGCATGCTGAAGCGCAGGATCGCCAGGTCGCGGGGGGCGTAGAGCTGACAGACGTGCTCGCCCCAGTACTTGCTCAGGCCGTAGATGTTGTGCGGCAGCACGAACGGCCCCTCGACCTCGTCGCACTCCCGGTCACCGTTGTCGCCGTACACCTCGCTGGTCGAGGCGTAGACGAGTCGTGCGCCGCAGTTGGCGGCTGCTTTCGCCACGAGCGCTGTCATGCAGGCGTTGTCGGCGATCGTCTCCGCCGGGTTGTCCTCGCCGAACAGGCGACCGACCTTGGCAGCCAGGTGCACGACGCAGTCGGGCAGCCAGGCCTCGACGACGCGCTCCGCAACACCGGGGAGCCGCAGGTCGTCGGTCGGGTCGGTGAGCATGTCGATCCCGTAGACGGTGTGGTCGTGCTCCTCCAGCTCGCGCGTCAGGTGCTGGCCGATGAAGCCCCGGTAGCCCGTGACCAGGACCCTCATATGCCGTACTCGTTGAGCAGGCTCTGCAGCTGCTCGTCCTCGCTGGGTGGTCGGTACACCGCCAGCTGCGCCTGCAGCTCCTGGATCACCGTGCGGTAGCCCGCGCAGCGCGACTCCAGCTTGCGCTGGTACTCCGCCGTCTCCTCCGCCAGCCGCACCATCGTCGCGAGCCGCTCCTCCAGCTCGTCGAGGACGGAGAGCGCCTCCGGCGTCAGGTCGAGATCCTGCGCACTGCCTGGTGCGTCGCTATGCGCCAGCGCCTCGCAGGTATCGACTGATGACGTGATCTTCGGTGGTGTCATCGACCCGCAGGATCGCACGCTCTCCGGGCTTTGTCATGTAGAAGCCCCGGTCGTCCTTCTCCAGGGTCGCCCCCGCCGCTGCGGCCTGCGCCTCCAGCCGCTTCTTCAGCTCGCTCTTGCTCTCCTTCTTCGGTGCCTTCGTCTCGGCCATGACTGCCTCCTTGGTGGGTTTGCCGCTGCGCTCCTACCCGGATTCGGCCTACGCCTATCGTCGGCGACCCTGCCGCCGCGTGTACTGCTGGAACCTGACCGAGTCGGCGGCGAGGCGCTCGTCCGCCATCTCGCGGCGCTCCGGGGCCAGGTGGTGCGTGAACAGGTAGTCCTGCTTGACGCGCGTGTCCGCCGCGCCGCTCTGTCGCGCCGCCCAGGTGAACCAGTTGTCCGTGTAGTAGTGCATGTCCTCGGGGAAGGGGCCGATCTGCTCGAACAGCTTCTCCGGCCCCCAGGGGATGCGGCAGATGTCGGCGCGGGTGCCGTCGGGCACGCGCTGGGTGCCATTGCCGCAGGACTGCGTCGTGCCGTCGCTGTTGAGGATCAGCGGCGAGGGGATGTAGCCCTGCGCCGAGGCCTCCACTCCGGCGAGCCACCACCCGTCGTGGGGGACGATGTCGTCGGCGGTCAGGTGGATGTAGGCCCCCTGCGCCAGGGCGATCCCTTCGTTCCAGGCGATCGCGCAGGTCTCCCGGTCGGTGATCACGATCCGCTCGGTGTGGATGGAGCTGGTCGTCTCGACGTAGCCCGCGATGCACTTCTCCAGCCAGTGACCGCGCTCGCTGATCGTGGGAATGACGATGGAGATCAGCGGCTGCTCGTTCACGTGACGACCTCGACGGGAATGCCATGCGCTCTCGCCTGCGTCAGCATGTGCGCCGTGCCCGTCGAGCGGCCGTCCCAGAACGCGATGCAGAGATCCGCGCCCATCACGGCCATCTGCTCGTTCCGAATGAGGCCCGCGCGCTTGCCGTGCGCCTCCCACATCGCGGGCCAAGGTTCGACGAGCAGCCCGAGCTTCTCCGCCTCCTGGGCGGCGATCCGGTCGGCTCCGCCCGCCGCGCCGTGAACGATCGTCGAGTCAGGGGGGAGGTCGAAGAGCCTGCTGGCGATCTGCTGGCGGTCGGTCCAGCGACGCGAGCCGCAGACGATGACCCTCACGCGGTCCGCCGCTCGTGCAGCCAGTCGCGAAGGATCCTCTGCACGAGCACGCGCAGCTCGACGGACTCCTCCTGAGCATGGTCTTGTAGTTCGATCACCTCGGTCGGCTTCATGCCGAGCGAGAGCAGCTGCTTAGACGCGAGCTTCACCCTTCTCCCACTTTGCCCGTTCCAGCAGCTTGCTGATCCCGCGCTCTGCGTAGGTGCGCTCGTAGTAGGGGTCGTCGAGGTGGATGTGCGGCAGCATCTTGTCGCCGATGTGCACGATGCACGGCTCGGTGACGCGGCTCCACTGGAAGCCTGCGGCGCGTACGCGCTGGTTGAAGTCGCCGTCCTCCCAGGGAACCGACGACCACGGCTCGGACGTGTAGCGCACCCCGGCCTCCCAGACCTCGCGCTTGATCACGTTGTTGCCGCCGACCGCGTCCTGGAACAGCTCCTCGACATCCGTGCGCAGGCTGATCTGCCCCAGGTTGTTGATGGGGGTGAACTCGAAGGCGAGCCGCACCTCGCTCGGCCAGCCCGGCAGGTATTCGATGTCGTTGTCCGAGCGGTGCAGGTAGCGCGCACCCAGGTTCGCCAGCTTCCAGCCTCGGTTCGTAGCTGCACCGGGGTAGAGGTTCTCGCCGTAGTAGACGACGTTCGCCATCCCGCAGTTCTCAATGTCGTCGAGCAGCTTGAGCGTCTCCGGATCGCTGCCGTTGTCGACGATCAGCAGCTCGCAGTGGTCGTCCTTCGTCTCGGTGTAGCTCTTGACGGTGCGCCAGAGCAGCTCGGGTCGGTCGAGGCTCACGAGCACGGTGAAGATGTCGGTCCGCATCATGCGGGCTTCCTCCGCTTCCTGGTCAGGTCATGGTGCTCTATCCGGCGGATGCCCCGGAACAGCACACCGTTCTCGAACATCACGTAGGCCTTCGTGTCGTTGCCGTGACCGCAGCAGGCCTCGACGACACCGGGGAGCATCCCGATGCAGGGGTCCGGCTCCGCGCTCGGCGCGTACGCGCGCCCGCACTTCTTGCAGTCGACGACGAGCAGCTCATCGGTCACCTTGGGTTGCCGTCGCGATCTAGCCCGTGCTGGCGGTAGCGCTCGCGGTGATCCAGCGAGTAGCTGCCCTCCCACATGTCGATGCGGTCGGCGCGGGCGAGCACATGCGCTTCGTAGCTCTGCGCGCGGCTGCTCTCGTGTCCCAGCGAGCGCGCGTGGGTCAGGTCGCTGTAGATGGAGAGCGGCGTGCAGATCGTCCGGATCTTCCAGGTGCCCGGCCAGCTGTCGGCCTCGCGGCACAGCCGCCGGATCACGTCGAGGAACGAGAGCACGTGGCGGGTGCGGATCTGACGGCCGCGTGGCCCCACCTTCGACTCCCAGGCGAAGCCTGCGCGATGGACGGTGCGCAGCTCGTCCTCGTCGTCGAGGTTCACCAGGGTCACGATCGCGCCGTCGTACGCGCGCGAGTCGCCGTTGCCCTCCATCGCGTTACCTCTCACCTCACCACCTCCAGGCGAGGAGTATAGCGCATTAGACGGCCAGGCCGTGCTTCACCCGGATCTGATGATAGGTGTGCGCTGCGACGCGGCGGTGTCCGGGGGCGTTGCGCGACACACGGCTGACGTGCGCCTTGTAGACCGCGTCGGGCACGTAGACGATCGGCACCCCGCGCAGATGCACGGTCAGGAACAGATCCCAGTCCTCGTAGCACGGCCACTCCTGGAAGCCGCCCGCCTCGAAGAAGGTGTGGCGACGGATCAGGGTGCCGATCACGCAGCGGTTGATCGCGCGCATGTCGCCAGGCTCGTTCGGAAGGCAGGCCGGAGCGGTCTTCCGGCGGGGGTCGATGTACTTGACCGCCGGGGCCAGCAGCGCCTCCCCCCCATCCACGTAGCGGCTCATCGCGTCGACGTAGCCGAAGTCCAGCTCGTCGTCAGCGTCGAGGAAACAGAGCCACTCCGTCTCCACCTGCTCGGCGGCGAAGTTGCGCACCTCAGCGAGCGTGGCGTCGGGTAGGTGGAAGACGTACGTGTTCGCCTGCCCCGTCGCCGACGGGTACGCGCGTGAGAACGCCAGGTCGCGCCAGCGTTCGTCGCCGTGCGAGCAGATCAGGATCGTGAGGTCTTCCACAGCCGCTCTCGCTGGCGGAACAGTCGCAGGTCGGTTCGCGTCTTGGCGGCACCGAGCTGGTAGACCTCGTCGCGCTTGCCCTTGCGCCAGACCGGGTGCAGGTGCTCGACGACCGCCTCCTGGCAGTAGCCGTACTCGCCGCGAGCCTGCGCCGTCCACATGAACTCGGTGTCGACGTAGGTGTGGTCGTAGCCGGTGTGGAAGATCGCGTTCGGCTCGTCTGCTGTGCCGCGCTCGAAGTACGAGCGCGCCACGAGGAAGTGGGGGGCCGGGGGGATCTTGTGCCGCGAGGCCCAGCGACCCAGGTCATTCACGCCCATGGCGTGCTTGCCCTGTGTCTCGGCGCAGGCGATTGCCTTCTCCGCCCAGCCCGGTTCGAAGTGCAGGTCGTCGGCGGCGGTGAAGATCCACGGCTCCTTCGTGAGCGCCGCGCCGAGGTTGATCTTGCGCGCGTAGTCGCCGGGCCTGCGTCCCTCGTACAGCTGCACGTAGTCGCAGTCGAGGGCCTTGACCGCCGCCATCTCCTTGCGGTCGTGGAGGCTGACCATGAACACCGGCCGCAGGGCCACCTCGACCACCGACTCCATCAGAGACGAGTAGACGAGGAGCGCGCGCTGCGGCCTGTAGAGCACAGGGAGGACGACGCGAACGCCGTCCTCCCTGGTGTCGAGACGCTGCTCGGCGATGCCCACGTCTACAGGCACCAGCGATAGCCCTTCATGTTCAGACCGCCCCACCAGGGGACGCAGTCGCTCATCCCAAACACCAGTGGCAGCCCTCCTTGCCGTAGAACTTCATGTACCCGGCCGTCAGCGCCTGCGCGAGCGGGTCGAGCCACGGCTGGTACTCGGCGGGGCCACCGCGATCGGGCCACCTGGGAAGGGTGAAGCCGTGAGCGCGCATGTCCTCGACCATGTGCCGATAGTAGGGCGCGAAGGTGCTGAAGCGAAACTGCATCCAGCCGCCCACGGTGTCGGCTCCGAGGAAGTCGTCGCCGATGTGGTAGCCCCGCCAGGGTCGTCCTCCGTACCAGACCCAGTCGCCGTGCCCGCCCTCGCGATCGGAGGTGCGCAGGAGGAAGTCGCAGACGTCCTGCCTGGCGTAGACCTTGCTGCAGACGTAGCGGACGGCGGTGACCCAGTCGTTGATCAGCGGCAGCTCGTGGTCAAGCCTGTACTCGGCTGCCTCCGCCAGCCGGTGGTGCAGGTGGAGCTTCGCGCGGGCGAGTGTGCACGAGCGCTGCCAGGCCACCGACCAGCACTTTGCCTTGTTCGGGGCCAGCACCCAGCGGTGCCTCGGGTTCTTGAAGAACGCCACGACGGACAGCGACTTCCGCATCTGCGGCGCAAGCCACTTGCGATCGGCGCGTCCCAACTTCCAGACGCGTCCGAGTGTGTCGGGGAGGACCAGCGCCGCCTGCCGCTTGGAGGCGGAGCTGAGGCGGATCAGAGTCGGGGGGGCCTGCGCTTCCGGCGTGAACGACACGGGCGGGAAGTGCATCTGGCGTTCGATGACATCGTCTTCATGCTGCTGTGCTGACGTTGACGGTGAGGCCCAGGCCGCTGATGCGGATAGCGCCAACACCGGTAGAAGCAGTGCGATGGCCCTCTTCACTGGTCATCCTCCTGCTCGGGGACGGGATAGGCACGCTTCGGCGTGCTGCGCCGGGGTGGACCATCGACGCGATCTCAATCACCTCGTGGCGAGAGAGACCGGAGTCGTGGAGCCACCAGTCGGCGTACTCCTCCGTCTGGTCCGGCGTGCAGGGTTGGGCCGTCTCGACCCGGCGACAGGTCTCACAGAGCCGTCGCGTTTCGCCCTTCTGGATACGCCGTGCCTGGCGGACACTTGTCTCGTAGTACTCCTTGCATTCGCCGCAGCGGATCAGCGCCACCCGCGCGTCGCGGGGGCGCTGGTAGTCCCTGCGCTTGACCTCCCACGTTTCCGCTTCCATCAGATCTCGCCCTCCGGGATGAAGATCCCCCCCAGGCCTACGTGAGGGTTGGCGTTGACCCAGTTGATCGCCTGGCTCCAGGCGTCGACCTGGTCGTCGTTCGCGCCCCGGTTGAACTGGGCGCACTCTTCGATGAAGTCCTGCACCCAGCCAGGGGTCTGGGCCGAGTCGCAGTCGGTCTGGTTGGCGTTCGCGACGCCCGGCAGGAAGCAGTTGTTCGACTCCAGGGTCGGCTGCGCCGTGCTCGCCCGCAGGTACTTGTCCGTGCTCACGGTGACGTCGACGACGCCAGTGATCTCGCGCTTCAGCTCGGCGATGATGTCCGCGCCGTTGCCCGACTTCTCAATCAGGTGGTTGAGCGGCAGGTAGGGCCAGATCCCTCGGATCCAGCCGTTGAACTCCTTCATCGCGCGCTTGGTCGCGCCGTAGAGCATCTGCTCGCGGTGGCTGCGGAGGAGGAAGAAGTCGGCCCCCTTGACGCCCCAGACCTGGCCGACCACGTAGTCGCTCGACGTCTTGTCCTTGAAGGCCGTGTCCCAGCTCGTCACGATCCGGTCGAAGGCGAAGCTGCTCGGCTTCTCGTCGAAGCGCTTGCGGTCGAAGTAGCGCCAGTCCGCGCGCTTGAGCAGGTCGCCCTCACGGGCGGACGGGCGCTGCTGCAGCTGCCCTGCCGCCTCGTGCGCGCCGAGCTTCTTGGCCCGGTTCTTGTTCTCGCGATCGCTGACGCGGGCAGGCCAAAGCAGCTCCCCCTCCTGCACGCGCTCGTCCTGCGGCCAGACGAACGGATGCGACGGCTCGTAGCGCTCCGGCAGGCAGACGATCTCCCAGTCGTCGTAGTACTGCAGCGCGTAGCCCGCCAGGTCGTTCGTGTGGAGGCGCTGCATGATGATCACCTCGGCCAGCTCGCCGGGGTCGGCTGCTCGGGTGGCCAGCGTGCCGGAGTACCACTTGTTCGCCTTCTCCAGCTTCGAGCCGGAGGCGATCTCCATCGGCTTGAGCGGGTCGTCGATCACGATCCTGTGCGCGTGACGGCCGGTGACGCCGCCGTCGGGGGAGGTGACGTAGCGGCGACCGCCTGCGGTCGTGACGTAGTCGCCCTTCTGGTTGGCGTCCTCGCGCATGCTGACCTGCCAGCGGCGCTGGTACCACTCGCTGAGCACGACGTCGCGCGTCTTGGCCGAGAAGTCGAGGCCGAGGCTCTCCTCGTAGGAGCCGGTGATGTAGCGCAGCCACGGTCTCCGCGTCCACTCCCAGGCGGGCCACAGGATGCTGGCGAGGATGCTCTTCATGGAGCCGGGCGGCACCCAGATCTGCAGGTGCCTCACGTCACCGGTCGAGACCCAGGTGAGTGCCTCGCAGATCGCGGGGATGTGCCAGTTGTCCTTGAACGGCGTGTGTGGCTCTATCTCCCGCCACGCCGCCTTGACGAAGGCGTAGTAGCTGTGGCTGAGCAGCTCCGCCTCGGTGCGGAGCTGGTCCTCGGCCTCGAAGCGGAGGCGCATCTCCCCTGCGGTGAGGGGGCGCTCCTCCTCGGTGATCGTCACGCGCCGTCGCCGCCGTTCACGAACGCGACCCCTTCGAACACCTCGCCGAAGATCTCGTAGTCGCTGACGCCCTGCAGCTGCGAGTCGCGGACGAGGCCCAGGTCGAGGGTGCCGCCGTCGAGGTGGATCCACGAGCCGCCGACGGGAACGTCGTCGACCATCGCGAGCGGCTCTGGTAGCCCGAGCGCGCGCCGGTAGAGCGCCTCACGGTTCACTGGTCAAGCTCCTCGGGGATCGGCAGGAGCAGCTCCGGGGGGAGGTCGAAGCCGTGGGCGATCTTCTTGATCGCGTCCATGCGGATCGTGTGGAGCTGGTAGACGGGGCTGAGTGGAGCGCAGATTCCCCCGGTCGCGAACTCGAAGCGCAGGTCATGGATCCGGTCTCGCAACCCGAGCGCCTCCCGGTACTGCCGCTGGCGGTGGTACAGCGTCAGCGAGTCGAGGCTCACTGCGTGATCTCCCTGACCACCTCGGCGTCGATCACCTTGTCGTCGGGCAAGGTGGCGAGGATGTCACGGATCGCGCGCAGCTGCTCGGTCGGCAGCGAGCGCGGGTCGAGCACCAGTCCGTGCTCGTGCCGGGTGCGCTGGTCGATCCGCCGGGTGCGTTTGTAGTCCATCTCCCCAAGCCGCGCCTCCGCCATCAGCACCAGCAGGCGGGGAGAGGCTTCGTCCCTGCGGTCGAAGGCGCGCTCCATCACCTCGTGCCGGATCCGCTCCTGCACCTGCTCCTCGAAGTCCGGCAGCAGCTGGTTGTAGAGCGCGCGGAACTCCTGATCGTGGCGCAGCAGGCTGACGAAGCGACGGCCGGTGGAGCCGACCGCGCGCGCTGCAGCGACGTGAGACATCCCCTCTTCGCGGCAGGCCAGGTAGCGAAGCTGCTGCTCCCGAGTCGGCTTACGAGAGGCTGGAACCAGTCGCGTGTACGTCTCTTGGAGAGTTTCGCCCACGGATGGGAGTAGAGATTAGCGCTCTGACCGGCGGTTTAGCTAGAGCGGCAGGTCGTCTTCAGGGGAGGCCGGAGGGGTAGGGGCGTCAGCTGACGCGGCACCGCTCTCCCCCTCCGGGGCTGGTGGCACAGCCACTTCCTCCCCCGAAGTCTCGGGCACGGGCGCGGCGTGGCGCTCGTAGGCCTCGTTGAGCGCGGTCACGATCACGTCCTTCGCGCTGCGCACCTTGTAGGCCTGCTTCAGCAGCCGCACCTGCTCCTCGTACCGGTCGTGCTCGTCCTGCGTCAGGTCGATCGGCACCTTCTTGTAGCTCTTGGTCGCCCGCACGCGCGCGGCTGCTTCCTCGGCGGTCTCGGCGGGAGGCCCCTTCCACGGCTCGACTTGGGCCGGTGGTGCCTCGACTCCGGATTCGGCGCGGAGCTGCTCGACGGTGTCGATGTCCCAGCCGGTGCCCTGCAGGTTGTCGCCGATCAGGTCGAGTAGCGCGAGCTGCTGCTGCACGGAGGCGTCCTCGTCGCCCACGCGCGCGAGGCGGTTGTCCGCCATCAGGTAGGCGAGCGCCTCCCCTTCGTCGGAGAACTCGGCAGCGATCGCGGCGATATGCGTCCAGCCCAGCTCCTCGGCGGCGCGCGTCACGTGGTGGCCGGTGCGGATCGTGGTGCCGTCGGAGGCGTCGATCGTGATCGGCCTCGTCTGGCCAAAGCGGGTCAGGCTGGCCTTGAGACGGCCGACGTGCGCCTTGCCCTTGTCGGGGTTGCCCTCGGTCGGCTGCAGCAGGCTGATCCGGCACAGGTACGGCCGCAGCTGCTCAGCGCCGCGCCAGGTGTGCTGATCGTCGGTCTTCGACTGAATCTCAGTCTGTTCGCTCACTTCGCCACCTCCAGTGGGAACTTCCGTTCGATGTAGTCCGCCGCCGCTTCCTCGCCCAGCTTACTCACCAGGTAGGCGTACTCCGCGTCGGTCAGCTTGACCCCTTTCAGCACCCCGGTGCCGTGGTACTCGTCGTGGGGCTTCTTCGAGAGAGGGAGGATGTTGTCCTCGACGTCATCGCCCCCCTGCGAGCGCAGGAGGATGTGATGCCCATCCGTAGCGCGTTTCCCTGTCGCGCGGCAGGTCTGGTCGCTCGCTAGCTTCCTGTCGCGAGCGGCCGAGTCCAGCTTCCTCCCCCTCCCTGTGCGCGCCTGGCGTTCCGGGCGCGTCTCTTTCGCTGGCTGGGGCTGGCCAGGTTCCTTGCCACCCTTCCAGTCAGGCTCGTAGCTCCGCTTGCCCAAGGCGCTCAGTACATCTCCTCGCCCTGGCGGTTGTAGTTCTTCCGGTTGCCGCACCCCTGCTCCATGCACTGGAAGATGCTGACCGGCTTCTTCTCGCCTCGGTTCTTGCGGCCCGTGCGCTTCATCTCGACGCCACAGCTGGGGCACTTCGGGATCGGCTTGATCACGTGACCATGACCGCCACCCGCACCTCCGCTCGCGGCGGGTCGCCGTAGCGCTTCCTGACGATCTGCTCGACGATCTGGGCGTCGTCGCGCCAGAGGATGCCGCTGAGCGCGTCTTCGAGCGGGCGCAGCAGCTTGGTCGTGTCGGGGCGGACTGCCGGGTAGCGGGGCGCGCGGTGCTTGACCCCGTGCACGCCGAAGTGGGCCTTCGGCCGGGGCATGTAGAAGTCGACGACGAGCATCAGCGGCCCCTCGTACATCGGCCGGGTGCCGATCAGACTGGAGGCCACCATTTCGATCTCGTTCTTCCAGGGCTTCAGCCGCTTCTCGTTCATGTCGACGACGACGACACCGACTTTGCCGCTCTCCTTGTTCTTGCGGGTGAAGGCGCGCTTGGAGCCTCCGGGCTGCGGACGTCCGTAGACGGTGAACTCGCAGCCGAGCGCGGTGAAGCGGAAGCGCTGCTGCTCTGGCGCGAGGAGGCTCATGCGACCAGGCCGAGGTCACGCACGAGGCCGTCAACGACACGTATGGGTAGGTCGGTGAGAATCCGCCCGTCCGAGAGGTAGACGTCGAGCAGACCGGGGATGTTCGTGACCTCAATGCGTGCGTGCTGCCAGGGCTGTCCGCACGACTGGCATGGCGTCCACAGCACCTCGGCCTTACAGCGTGGGCAACGCGTCATACCTCCTCCCCTCTGAGTGCCCTCTCCGCGATCACGCGCGAGCGGACCTCGTGCACGTAGCGCGCCTGGCCCGAGACGCCGGTTGTCTTCTTCACCGGCACCCGCTCCCGTTCGTCGCGGATTCGCTCCAGCGCGCGCTCGGCCAGCGAGAGGCGGCGGACAAGCTCGTCGAGCGGCCACTCTGGCCCCTGCCACACGCCCCAGGTGCGGATCTGGTTCGCCAGCTCCTCGGGGGTCATTCGACGATCGGGTCCTCGACCCCGAGGGCGTCGGCGAGGTTGTGGATCGCGCGGCTCTCGACGAGGTAGTACTCCGGCGTCTCGCTTACCTTGGCGCTGGCGTACACCTGCTCGGCGGCGGAGAGGACGCGCTCGACGACGTAGTTGCTCGGCAGGAAGGCGGTCGGCGGCGGCTCCGGGATCCGGCCCTTGGCGGCGTCCTCCAGCTGCTGCTTCGTCCAGCCGTTGTCGATCGCCAGCTGCAGGAACTTGTCGCACTCCTCCGGTTCGAGCATGCAGACGGCGCGGTGATGCGACCAGTGCAGCTCCGGCACCCGACGGCGCGGCCCCGGCGGGATCTTCTCGGCCACCTGCATCAGGTACTGACGCATGCGGACGCTGAGGTTGAGCACCTCGCTGTACTGGTAGAAGTCGTCGCCGAAGATGCCGTGGCCCTGGATCAGCCAGTCGCCGACGGCCCAGCGCCAGCCCTCGCCCCAGGCGTAGAGCAGGGTGCCGATCGCCTCGTAGCGGGCGGGGGTGATGTCGGCCGGGAGGATCAGCCCGGCAGGGCTGAGGTTGCCGGTCTCCTCCAGCTGCGCGAGGAGTGCGTGCGGCCTGAGCTGCAGTTCCTGGCTCATGGTTCGAGCGCCCTTCGGTAGAGGTCTCGTCTCGCACTGAGGATGTGGCGCTGGCGCTTCCACTCGCGCTGGCGCACCTGGGTTCGCCGCTCCCAGTCGGCCTTGCGCTCCTCCCGCGTCTTCCTCGGCACGCGGCCAGCCAGCCAGTCGTCGAGGGTGGCCCGCTCGTCACCCACCGAGCGCCGCCTCGTACAGTCGCATCCGATCGTTCGCCTGCGTCCAGAGCGTGAAGCCGTTGACGACGCTGTCGCGATGAATCAGGAACCAGTGGTCGCCGACCTTGGAGATGCGCGGCTTGCGCTCGCGGACGACCGGCGTCGGTGGATCCTCGCGCAGCTGGTGCGCGCGCATCTGCTGCAGCCGGTGCTCAGCGGCCTTCCGCTCCCAGTTCCTCACGCCACCTCCTTGGGGCAGGGAATGTGCACCGTATACCTCGGCACGTCGCTGGCGATCGTCTCGTGTCGGTGGTGGAGCACGCCTTCGGCGTCGAGGAAGTGATCGCCCTTCGGGTCCTGCTCGACGGCGATCGGCACGCGACGACCGTTCTCCAGTGGCACCCAGCTGATCAGGGCCTTGCAGCCGGGGCAGCGCATCATCCTCACGCGCCCAGCGCCTCTCGGTAGAGGACCTGCCTTCGATACTCGTCGGTCGCGATCCCCATCAGCTTCCGGGCGTGCGCGTTGGAGATAGCGCCTTGCTTCAGCAGGGCCTGCAGGTGGTCGAATGCCTGCTGTGCTTGCACCGCGTCGGCGGCGACGTGCACAACGACCGAGCCGTCCGGCTGGAAGTCGATCCCGACGCTCACGGCTTCGGGTTGCGCCCACGCCGCACCAGCTCGTAGGGCAGCTGGTAGTGCGCGCTCAGCACGTGGATCACCGACGACGACTGCGTCGTCTTCCACTCGCGTGCGGCGCTCCAGAACGACGCCCAAAGAGGGTGGTAGTGCGGGATGCTCAGCTGCAACTGGTCGCTCAGCGTCGGCTCCGAGCGCGAGCGGTTGCCGGTTGCCGGACACTCCGTGCCGAAGTGCTCCGCAAGGATGCAGAGCGCCACGTCGCTCACCGACAGCTCCTGCCGCTCGGCGTCCGCGATCAGCGCCGCCTTGACGCCCTTGGGGACGTTACGGATGTTGAGCAGCCGATCGCGTCCCAGGTCTGTCGTGACCGCCTGTGCCTCTTCGTCTGGCACGTTCCACTACCTCCGTGATCCTTGCTGCATGGTTGTCCAGGTCTATGCCAGGAGCGCCCGTGCAGGCCGCACGGACGCGCTCGAATGTCGCCTTCCAGGAGGCGGGGAGCGCCGCAGTGCCCCCCGCCCCGGTCCCCCTCCGGATCACGCTGCCGCCACTGCGACGCGCGTCCAGTCCTGCTTCGTGAACTCGGCCAGCTCTCCGGCCTTCTCCTCCAGCTCGGCGAGCCGGTTGAAGGTCGTCGCCTGCTTGGCCGTCTCGGTCAGGGCGTTGATCGCGCCCCACTGGCTCAGGTCGCCGTCGGCCCGCAGGAAGTTGAGCACCGACTGGCCCTCGCCCTCTGTCAGGTCGAGCCGCTTGCTGAGCACCTGCACCGCTGCGACCGGCTCCGCGATCTGCTCACCCGTGGCCGTCGCCCGCAGCTGCTCGACGATCCGGCCGAAGGTGATGTCCGAGAGTGCCGCCCGTGCCATGTCCGCCGCCTTCATAAAGAAGGCCTTGTCGTCCTGCGCGATCGTCTCGTCGCGGAAGATCCCGAGCACGTCGTCGGTCTCTTCGATCCGGCGACCGGCGTGGTACTTCCGGATCGCCACCTTCGACGTCATGCCGTTGAGGCAGTCGAGTCGAAGGATCCAGGGGCTGACCGTGAGCGAGCCTCGGCCGACCTCGGAGTTGGAGATCTCCACTCCTGCCTGGACGGTGTCACCGACCCGGATCTCGCCGGTCAGCCGGGGCAGGGTCGCCCGGATGAACATGCGCTCCGGCGTCAGCGAGGTAACGAAGAACTCCAGCCCTTCGACTTTGAACAGCTCCGGGAGCACGTATTCGATCAGGTCGACGTTGTCGAGCGGCCGGTAACGATCCGAGAGCACCGCGCGCACGTTGCCGTCGAGCGTACGGAACATCCGCTTCTCCGGATCGTTGACGAACCAGTGGTCGACGTTGCGCTTGAGCAGAGCTGGAGCCTCGCCCCGCATCCGCTCGTAGTACTTCTTCGGGATCCCGAGCCGCGTGCCGATCTGCTCGTGCGCGATCTCGTTGATCCCGAACGCGCTCGGCGCACCGACCTGGTCGTTGATCCCGTCGATCGTCAGCTCGAAGTCGCTGGCGGAAGCCCCATCGCTCCCAATCACCGGGACCTCGTGGAAGCCGACCCGGCGCGTGTCCGCGACGTAGTCGTGCTTCGTGTCCTGCTGCGCGTGAACGCGCTCGGCAAGCTCTCTGATGTTCAGAGCCTGCGCATGATCACGTGCTGTCCTCACCCTCACCACCTCCAGTGGCTGTTGCGTCATTGCGCTCAGTATAGCGCATTTGATCCGACTCTGCACGCCGCCGCTTCGCCTTCACTCCTGGCTTCGTGCCCAGGTGGTAGTAGTCGCAGTGCGGGCAGAGGTAGGCCATCATGTCGCCGCGACCGGCGAACGTCCGCGCGCGTCTGAGGTGCAGCTTCGCCCGCTTCTTGGTCGCGAACTTGAACTTGCCGAAGCACTGACGCTCCGGCGCGTCGATGTAGCCGTTCGTGCTCATCTCACCCACCTCCGTCCTCGTCGATCTTGATGCCCAGCTCCTCCTCTATGACCTCCTTGAAGATCAGGCGGTATGCCTCCCGCTCGACGGTAGGCCAGCACTGCCCGCAGTAGGCGATCGGCTTCCCGGCATCCTGGTATCCGGTGGGAACGGCGCTGCGACCGATGTACGCGATGGACTCGCGCGGCAGCTTCCGCCTGCACTCCAAGCAGAGGATCAGGTCAGACCGGGACGCCCCGAGCGAGCGGGCGAGGCCGGACTGGCGTGCGGATCTCTTCGAC